ATCTGTTGGGCAAAAATAAGATCGTGGGAAGAATCATTTGATATTGCCGTTATCAAGGCGTTTTCACCGACTAATGACATTACAGGAAAAGACTGCTTTATATTGTTTATCAAGAAATCAGAATCGCTTTTATTTTTTATGTGTTTTGATATGTTCTGCTTCAATGTTTCTGACAGATTTCTTTTATGCAAAAATGGCTTCATCAATTCGCCGACTATATGTTGAGCGTCACCGGCACTGCCTCCATTGCCACAAACCAACATTTTTCTTGTCCCGTTGCTGAAACATTCAAACAATATCTTCATCGTATCTGTAAGGCTTTTCTGGAAAGTACATCCGCATAATTGTGGATAGCGAATATAAAAATCGTTAAATATTTTCAGTGTGGATGATTTCAATTTATACATCCTTTTTTTACTGTATCATACATTGTTTCCTCGTCTAGCCCACCTGGAATATATGTGACCTTTTTATGGTTGTAATCTTTCCAATTCCTGTCAATAATCTTGCCATATTTTTCTGCCTCATCATAAAACCTAGAACCTGGAAATGGTGTGGCTAGTTGAAAATATGTTTTATAACCGCTTAACTCTTTAGAAAATTGTAAACTGTCATTTAATGATTTTTTAGTATCCCCCATGTTTCCGACCATGAACAACAGTTCTGTTTTCAATCCTGCCTCATGAGCCAAATTGACCGCTCTTGTCATTTTTTCCCTAGTATTGTTTTTGTTTGCCAACCTTAAAACATTTTCATCGACACTTTCAAGGCCGAAAGCCACAATGCTGAATCCTGCATCTTTCATTTTCTTGAATACATCGAGGCTTGCATTGTTTACATTTGTCAAGCAAGTCATGTTAAGTTTTATATCGTTGTCTTTTATGGCTTTGCAAAAATCCAATACTCTTGCATTGTCGCAAGTAAACGTATCATCCATAATCCTTAAATTGTGTAAATTATAATTATCAATTAAATACTTTATGTGATTGATTGTGTATTCTACAGAATGATATCTTACTTTCCTTCGCCATAATTTAGGTGAGGCACAAAAACTACAATTGTGTGGACATCCTCTACCAGTCAATATACTTATCGCTTTTTCGCCGGTTACCAATTCATCTGAATATCTATTCATATCAATTAAATCATAAGCAGGCAATGGCAATGAATCTAAATCATTGATAAACTCATAATCACCATTATCTATCCATTCTTTATCACATTTGTATAAAATACCCCTAATATCACAATATGGTTTATTTTTTACTATATCTACAAATACTTTTTCGGCTTCTCCCTTGATTATTATATCGGCTACTTCATAAGCCTCTTCCGGTAAAAACGTAAAATGGACACCACCATATACTAAAATTATATTAGGAAAGTTTTGCTTTATCTCTTTGCCTAATTTAATAGCATTATTAGCCATTAACGTCATTCCACCTAGGCCAATATAATCAGGGTTGTAATGTATTATTTCATCAAATACATTGTCATATTTTGAATCAATTATTTTTACATCAATATTGTTTTTTCGTAAATTGGCTGCGAGATAAAGAAGACCGATTGGAACCCATGCCTGCTCCATGGCATTTGAATAAATTAACAATACTTTCATTTTACCAAGTCTGCCTGAGTTTCTTCAATACCTCATTTTCCTGTAGCATATATTTGTCTATATCTTCTTCACTTGGAAAATCATATCTATACTTCATCATATTGGTCAAATCGTCATCATCAAGCGATGCCTTTTGATCCGAACCGTACATATTCTTGTCCAAAGTGATATGGCATTCTATCATCTCAGCGCCTAGATATGAAGCAATTACAGGATGAATCCAATTGCTAGAGTGATTGGAATACCCTGCTGGCTTGTGATAACGACTTTTAATCGTTTGGATATGTTCAAGTCCATTAAAATTGGTAGGGGAAGGATAAAGAGATACACAGCTTAAAATGTATCTAATCACATTCTTATTGAAATCATAAAGAATATGATTTTCGTTTGATGGATCATTATAGTTCATCGATACTACAAGATTGGAATTGAAACTATTATAATATTCAATTAACTCCTTATTGTTTATGCTGGCCTTCGCTATCTTTATGAAATCGACATCAAATTCTCGCATTTCTTTTGCACTATAAATATCCCATGCGGAATAAAACCATTTAATGCCAATATCATCACAATAGTTATCTATCCTTCTATAATCATCGATAGATAATTCCAACCCTAATTTTTGATCACGTTGCGTCTTACCCCAAGGAGAATCGCGTAACCCATCTAAATATTCTTGAGTATAGCAAAGGTCAACATTCCTTTTTTGGAACTTGACATAATCAAATCCATGCTTTTTTGCCAAATCAATAAGCTGCAAAGCAGTATCCAAAGAACCCGAATGATTGATTCCTGCCTCAGCGACATAGATACAATTATTCATGTTTTCTCCTTTAATGATTTGGATAGCCATAATATTCACAATTCTTACAAAACTCTACATCATTCCTGTCCTGGACATGCTTTTCAAGATATTCCATGCGCTTCTTCCCATACCACAAATCCTTGATTGTATCTGTATTCACATTGCCCAATATGCCCTCTCCTTTAGGATCATATTTTACGCACATATAAAAATTACCTAAATAATCTATGGCTGGATGATTCAAGAAATCCCTACAAATAAAATCTTCTGGCTTTATCGTCTCTTTCGTATAGTTTACTCTTCCTGCCTTATTATGTATTACTCTTTTAACTATGGGAATATTCATACCTTTTATAATCAATTGTCTTTTTCCGTTAATGTCGCCTACACATCGAGCTATTACTTTTTGATTGCTAGGTTTTATAGATAGATATTTTTGCAATATATCTAATTGTTCATATCCCAACGGATCGTCCTGAATAATTGAAACAGAAATGATATTTGCTTTTTGAATCTCTTCAGCCCTTTCCAAAAGTAATATCCCATTGGTGTCAAAATGCTTTATTTGCCTAGGGAAAATATCGAAAGCTTCCTTGAGATATGGGTAAACCAATGGCTCGCCATTATTATGAAAATGAATGATGATATTATCCTCTAATTGCTTTTCAATGATGGACAAAAGAAACAAGGATATATCGCCTTTTTCTATATTATTTTGCCAACGAGGGCAAATTTTACAATGCTTATTACACCTGCTAGTTAACTCTACATTTATTTCATTGAACATTAAAATAATTCTCCGTTATTATAATAAAATTCCCAAACATCCTGCATGGCATTCAACGTATCGCTTTCTCTTTCAACAATAAATGGCTTATGTTTACCAGTGAAATGAACAATTGATATTTGTTTTTTATTGAAAAACAAACCTATAGAATTTAATTTATTATTTATACAATTATAACAAATTGCATATAGTTCTGGCTTACTATAATATTCGTTTATTCCTGAAAAATTATATTCCAGGCCAATATCTTTTACAAATATCCTTTCTTCAATGAAATATTGATTTAATAGACTCTGGGCAAGCAATCTATATTGATGTTCATAATTGCGTAAATAGTACACATATTTATTTTGCAGATTGGCATAAAATTCTTTAGTCCCTCCGATTAAGCCGCCATTATATCCCTTACTTCTTGAATATTTATTTCTTAATTCCGAATCCATGGCAAAATACCTTCCACAATTATCTATATAATTATCCCCTTCCATTGTTGCATATGCCGCATCATCCATTACCGCTATGGCATTTTCATCTGTAACCCCATCAAACAAATGATCTATGTTTTTCAATAAAAGCATATCAACTTCCATATAAATTATCTTATCGGCTTCTATCATTCCCAATTCCAATTGTAGATAAGGGGAATAATCAGTCATCCATTCAGCTTTTTTCAAACCATCACCATTGAATGTTTTTTTTATTGTCTCATATGGATAAGTATTTTCCAATCCAGTATCAATTATCACCAATGGAGTCTGCATATTCACTCTTCTATATGAATTGATGAATGCCACCAACCCTTTTTCAAAACGCGAATTAGAAATTACAACTATTTTATTCATTTTATCCCCACTACAAATAGCTGTCTATCACTTCCCCATCTAAAATATTTAATACCAGTTTTCTTTGTAAGCCAAAAACCAACCCTACAATTCAAGCTATTTGGAATCATCTTTCCTTCCCATATCTTTCTATAGTAATAAAAATGTTTAGCGATTTCCAAGACAAAACCATTTAATTGCATGGCCATTTTCAGGCTGCTCAATGTAAATGGCTTTATATGGGTATAATCATCATAAAAGAAACTTTTCTGTTTTTGATAATCAGGAGTCAATACGATCAATTTCCCGCCTGGCTTCAACACTCTATGTATCTCAGACAAGAACAAATCTGTATTGGATATATGCTCAATTACACTTTTAATGAATACATAATCAAACACACTATCAGAACATGGAATCTCGTCTTTCTCGGCGTTATATTTTTTAATGTCGTTTAATGTGTATGGAGTGTTGAACCCGAAATAAGCTATAGCATCTTCGTGTGCATTATCTTCTGAACCTATTGATAACCCATTATGGTATATTTTTATACCACATATATGCAAAATATATTCCATCAATATTCTAATAAACCACATATCTCTTTCTTTATATGAATATTCCTTATATGTCATTCTTATCCCTCACAAATTCAAAATAAATTGAATCATTTATATATACAAAATCAACCAATAAATTACCATCAAATGGTTCGTATTTTATTTTAGCATAAACAAGCATAAAATCTGGAATCCCGCCATCTACACAAATATGAAAACTATTTTCAATTGCTTCCTTATCTTGTATCAATTCTATTTTTGCGTTTCCTACTTGAAATTTTACTACATGGCCAATTTCTTCAATCTTGTTATATATTTCCTCAAATCCTAATTGTCTCATTATATAACTTACTTTTTCAATATCCTTTACAAATATGCCCATGTGCCGTATCAACATATAAACCCCTTAAAATATGTCTTTAGCGTCGTATATTATTTTTTTATTAAGTCTATTCATCTCGTTCCTCATTGAATCTGTGCCTTTATTAGCTCTCATTAAAATAGCATAATCGGTATATCTCGCCATTTCCTTGTTTCTGATGGGGCCAGCTATTTTAAAATATTCATTCCAATTAGTGGGGAATACTTTCAATTCAAGATCTAATAAATATGACATTTCTTTTCCAAATTCATCTGCGCCAGAACAATTTCCGCAAACTATCTCATCAATTTTATATTGTCTCAATAAATGTTTAACCATATTATAATCAGATTTTGCAGGAATGAAACCCCTTCCTCCTGCAATAATACATCGCATTACTTTCTCCAGAACTTGTTTATTTCTTCAATTGTCATTTTAATCCCATTTGTATATTTCCATATTCCATTATGATGCCTGTATAAATTGCTCGATGCGTCACAAATATCATAACTACAAAAAACCTTTCTATAATTATTGCCATTGCCAATATCACTTTTTCTTACTTTTTTATTAGATTGTCTTTTTGAACCAGGATTTTTACCATAACAAATAATTGGATTTTTCTTTTCACTTCTGCTCATAAAAATTCCTTATGGATGATAACCGATCCAATGTACACAAGGATGTTTTATTAAAGGTTCTCTTTTTTCACTAAAACACAAATCAAAATATCTATTATTTAATGGAATATCTTCTTTCATAATTCTTTTTTTGTTCATATATTTAACCTTAGAAGAAATTACATTATCTATAAACTTTTTATTCATGAAAAATAATCCTTTCCGGTAGTAACCATACCGTTGTTCCTCTGTTGTCTAATCCCATAACATAACTATTATCAGTTCCATTATATTTCAACTCTTCACCAGACCATGAATCTATTATAATACAACCTTTTGGCAATACCATAGCCTCTTCAATACTCATGCAATATCCCTCCTTATCACCTTTGATACTTCGTAAATTTCATTATTTATTTTTTCATTTTTTAACTCTACTTCAAAAATTCTATCTGCTATTTCCAATATATTTTCTGATCCCACCGAATTGGCCACAAGTATAAATTGTACTTTTAACTTATCAGCTATTTCTCTAATTATCTTAAAAGCCTCGCGCTGCAATTCTCTCGGCTGTAATGATTTTAATGGCTCATCGAATATCAATACATTATCAGTGTGTCCAATTTCCCATAATGCTATTCGCAATGCCATAGCAGTTAGTTCTACTAAACCTAATCCAGAACCTTCTAATGGATCTATTTCATAGCCATTTTTTTTATATAACAATTTTACCGCAGTACGATTATTTAATATTTTGAAATCAATATCAAAAGTAATGTTTGGAAAGCAAGCCGAAATAGCAAGATTTACCACGTCAACTATATTAAACTTCAAAGTCTCTTGAGTACTTTTTGCCACTTCCTGGATAAACGCTTGCGCTTCCTCTAATGATATTTGATATACTAATAATTTATCATAAACTGATTGTAAACTTTTTTGCCTTAATTGTAATGAAGACAATTTGCCTTTATTTTGTTCGATAACATTAATGTAAGATTGAATATTCATTTACTTACTTAAACATCATATTATTCAAACATGACAATGGTTTATCTTTAGCAAAATCTGCAATACTAATTCCCCATAACATTAATTTCCCTTGAATAGAATCTAAAATATCCTCATCTTTTTTAAGAGTATTAAATATATTGATTATCTCTTTCGCCAATTCATTTGCACTTTTTACTTTATCCATTTTATTCCTTCTCCCAATTATGCATTTCTTCCAATTCTGTTTCCAATGCTTCTTTTGACTTTTTATCTTTCTTAATATCCTTTGACATTTTTTCTAATTCAATTTGTACATCATCAATATCATCGATAGAAAATTCCTTGAGTAAACTTTCCAATATTTTATTTTTAGCCCCTTCGGCCATATCGGAACGCTTTTTAGCGGATTCGATAGATTGCTTGATTTCTGCAAATTTTTGTGGAGTCATTTAGATTCTCCAACGTCTTTACCAAAAACAACATCTCGCATTATACAGACCCTAGCCACTTCTAAAATACAGGCAGCATTAGCCATTGGAATATCATTAGATTCTACGGATATTTTATTGTTGTCGTCAATTATAACCGTTATTTCCTTCATCTACTTTTCCTCCTCGCCTAGTAATTCTAAAATACAATTAATAGTTTCTTTCTTCATGGTCTTTTTATTAGTTTCAATTTTATTCAGACAATTACCCTTGAAATCCAATGTTATCTTCCCATTCGATTTTATTTTTTCTACGAATGCTTCAACCCTATCAAGTCTTTCACCCTGCTCAGTCATATATCGATCTTCAACTAATTTACCATTATCAGGAATTAATATTTTTTCTATAATATCTTTATCGGTATCAATAAAATAAATACAAGGTTCATAATCAACAAAGTCAATTGCTCCGCGATAAATACACCCAGGATTTAGAACCTTTCTGCCTTTCTTTTCATAAATAAAACTATGATGATTGTCCCCAATTAAAATCAAATTGGCTTTAGGGTATTCATCTAATAAATCCTGCGCCGTACAAGCATTTACATTCGGAGGCATTACTTTGTTATTTTCAAATGCCAACTTATGAACAAAAGCAATTTCTCTATCAGGGTTAATTATCTCTTCATTAAAATTATACCATGTCCCTAAATCATCTATATATGATAATTTTCCATTATTTTCATTAGAAGAAATAAATGCGTCTAATATTCCAAATGACGTTTTAGATATATAATCAAAGTTATGAAAATACTCGTCGTGGTTACCAGCTAAAATCCTAGTACCCTTATTCACTTGTAAAATATTCTTAATAAACATTGACAATAAATAATTAGAAACATTAGGTGAACGTTTCCCGAATAAATCACCGCCTATTCCTAAAATTGCATTTTTCTTATTTGCGGTTTTTACTATAAACTGAATAACACTTTCTAGGAAAATATACCAATCTTCATCGATGCGACAACGAGGAGCGATATCACACAAATGCCAATCGGCCGACCATATAAGTTTAGGCATTAATAATCCTATTCCTAATTATATTTATACAAACTTCATTTATCAATTCTTCATTAGGTTTATTTGGTAATTTACTATGAATATATGCTTCTTCGCACAATCTAAATAATCTATCTGATTCTATTTTCACTTGATCTAAAGTCCATTCTCCTTTTTTAATTTCTAATAATTGTGTAGCATCGTTTTTTCTTTCAACATATAAAACACCTTCAGTTAAAAATTCAATCCCCATTCTAAGTAAACGAATTAAATGTGCCGCATTTTTACAATCATATCCATATTTTTCAACTAACTTTTTCCTTTTTTCTCCCATATATCCATCAAAAGCCATATGAGTCATTCTATGAAATTGCCCATGAGCATATCCACAAAAAGAATGATAAACACTTTTAGAAGTAAATGCATCTTTTATTTTTACTAATTCTCTCCATGCATCATTTTGATAAATAATATATCGTTCATCTAACCATAAACAAGCCAATACATTTGGATTACCTTTAATCAATAAAGAAACAATTTTTAATAATTCATAATAAACACAATCCCATTCTTTATACCACTTTTCTCTAACATCTTTACTTTTATTGATCCCTAAATAATGAGAAATAGGGTTTATATATACTCCCATAATATCTTTATCATCAATACTATTAGGATCGGTATTAGGAACATACATTCCATGAGCTATGCTTCCTCGATACCCTAAAAATATTAAATCATCGGTGATCAATTCTTTTTCTTCAATTATAGATAATCCCTTCATTTACATTTATCTCCCTTCAATAATTGATTACAGATCGGACATCTTTCTGGTAATTGCTTTTCTAATTTTTCAATATCCGTTTTCAATGTAATAATATTATTCTCTTTTTCTCTATACTCTTCAAATAATTCTTCTAATCGTTCCTTCTTACTATTTTTTTTATCAATTATGTCATCTAATTTTTCTATTTTATCAATCAATTCATATGCCAAAGAAAAATCCGCCGTTCCTTCGATTATAGTATTTTGTTCTATATACTGTTCATACAGATTTTGTAATCGCTCATATCTTTCGATTTTTTGTTCTAGCGATTCCTGTATTTTTATTATTTTATTTACCAAAGGAACGGCGGATAACATAACCTCCTGACTACTTATTATAACGATACTTTCATTAAAATCTTCATGCAAACTAGATAATCTTTCAGATTTATTTTCATTCTCATTAATCCTATTTTCTAATTTAACTATTTTATTAGCAATAATTTCTGCTTGCTCTAACCAATTAAATGTTTCAATGTCTTTAGCTATTTGAGATAATTCATTTTCTAATCGTATTTTTTCTTTATTCGTATCACGTCGCTTACTTTCTGCTTTAGCCAATGCTGAATCTATTTGATCCAATCGTATTGTAGAATTAAAAAACCTAGCCACTTCACCGGCGCTTTCTGATAATAAAAATGGGGCATCAGTCTGCCTTTGAATATTGACAGAATCTAAATTAAATAAATTAGTTACTTCATCAGGAACACTTTGACCTATTGCTTCTAGTTCAGAAGCATTTACTATATATCCATTAAAATCTAATAACTTATCATCTCGCTTTATATATCCCTTTTTACGTTCAATTGTTCCCTTATCTGTAGCAATCCTAACAAATGTGGATTTAATTGGCTTATCGTTTTTATCCCTGTTCCAATGGGCAATATATGAATCACCTGAAGGACGGTTATATAAATCCCAATAGAGACCGCGAAGAATAGAAGTTTTCCCATTATTGCTGGGACCAATAATGCAATTAATCCCAGGATGCAATTCTATTAATGTTTTTTTGTGGCTTTGGAAGTTTTGAAGAATTATTTCAGATATCATTAATCCTAATCCTCTATTTTTTGAAGATAAGGCCGAATTATTTTCTGTATTTTTATTCTAAAACTTTTTTCACAAATATGGCAAGTAACGATTTCATCTTCAATATAAGCCAAATCACTCAATGAGGCTTCTTCAGCTCTATAAATACCAAGTGAACAATTTCCGCCCTTACTTTGTTTTTCTATATCAAACCCACAAGAAGGACAATTAAAAATTAAAGTATTATAACAACTCATTTTATACTCCTTACGGTATTCCCATCCAGGCATCTTATCAATTATAGACTATTTACTAAAATATTTCTAGTTATCCATAATAACGAGTAAATTGCATTTTACTAACTTTTAATACTTCTTTTGCTAGTATTCCTAGCATTTCATAATCATAATCTTCAGCTATATATTTTATGAATGCCAGATATAGTTTATCTTCAGCAATATGTTTTTCGCCATCATGTTCCATATTTTCTATTCTATTAACTTCATTATTTGCTTCTCTTAAATTCATATCAATATCTCTTAAACAAATTTGACCATGAAGAAAATGCCAAGTCACTTTGTTGATCGTTTGAATCAACCAATCTAACAAATTGTAAACGTTTATCCTTACACTCAATTATATAACTTTGGTTTGAAAATATCTTTATAATTTCAGCAATTGCATTCCCATTATTCAATTTGACAATATTGCCTACTTCCATCATTAGCTCCTTATTGCTATTATATACTATCTTTCCTCTTTTTCTTCAATATTATGTAAAAAAGTTGAACATTCTTCAGAAATGACAAAGGCTTCAAATCTTATTCCTAACCCAATTTTATTTCTATTCTTTAATGCATCAACAAATGATCCATTATCTATCCCCAATGGAATAGCAGAATCGCCATAATAAACGGCATTCAAATTGTCCTCATACCACCCATAAACATTACCACATTCACAATTTTTTATTGATTTAGTTAATTTAAACAAATCGTGACATTTCGTACAATATAATAATTTCATAATTTTGAAACCCTTATAAACAACTCTATAAGGGCATCAAAATTATCTTCATCCAATGTAATTGCATAAAGATTTTCTCGTATACAAAGCTCTTTTTTATTTTCTTTCAACCAATTGGCCAATTCCATTGCCTTACCATTCTTTATTTCTTTTGCCAATCTATTACTCCTTTTTCTTTCCTAAAAACATAAATACCGCCAAAGCGATGGGCGCGGCTATATCCAAAAATAATGACGGGAAAAGAATAAATATAAATTCTATATTGCCCCTGTCGGTTTTATAGATTTTCGCAGCCCAATCATAGAAGCCGAACTTGACTTCGTTTGTATTCAATGACACTTCGCCTAGCAATTTTTCGTATTCAATATTCTTACTTTCTATTTTATCATTAATTATAGATATTTTTTCTTGCGTTTTACTTATTTTACTTTGTATTGTTTGGAATGTTTCACCCTTTACGCCCATATTTACTTGGATATAATCCAGTTGATTCAACAATATAACTAATTGTTTCTGGTTGTTCGTGTTTTCCAATTTCAATTCTTCAATGGATTGTGATAAATTAGAAACTCTTAATCTATTTATATTACTACTATTTTCCCTTAATTTATTATTCAATACTATTTCCTGGTATTGATTGAAACGCCCTGCAAAAGTAACTTGCACCGAATATATCAAACATATAATCCATAAAACAGTAAATATTACAGCTATGCCAATATTTTTCCAATTCCCTTTCAATGATTTTGTCAATATTCCTATCAATGTCAAAAATGCCGTAGATGAAAATCCTATCATTATCAACGATAAAAACCATGACCAGAAAATGCTTAAAGTCTCATGCTGCCAAATCTGGGTATAATATGCCGACATGACCGATGCGGAAATTCCGATAATGCCCATGACATATCGAAGTATCGTAAACGAGTCCATTTTAGTCTTGAACCGTTTTGGCATGGCAATGGAATATTTGTCATTTAACGGAAGGTTATCGTTGTTTATTTCTTCTATATAACCATTCAATTCCACAGGATCAGAAACAATCCATTTCTTAAAGTTGGCTTTTGCGGTATCAATCGTTTCCAACCCTTTTCTTGAAAGCACTTCTTCATTAAACTTATACCAATTACCTTCCATCCGTATCTTGCCATTATTGACAAGTCCCTTCAAGAATAATTTGACATTATAGATATTCAAACCAGTGGCATCAGCCATAGCTTGTTTTGTCGGGAAGCCTGATTGGCCGACGGGAAGGACTTTAATTATATTGTAAAAATCAGTTGGGGACACTTATTACTTCCCTTTCACCATTATAGATATAAATATTTTTCATTTTGATTGCTTCATTGACTTCCTCATGATCTGAAAATTCTTTTATTCTATTATATTCAAATTTTGTAAACGAAAATCCTCTCTTTAATTTTACAATGATGCCATAATCGTTGCCATGAAATCTTTGATCCCTGATAGCCTCTACCCAATCCGGTTTTGCCATTTTCAATGCTCCTTTTCACTATTATATATCATTATTCATCATTTTTACATAAAATCGCATATCGAAAATACTAAAAATCTGTTAAGTACAAATGGTGAAGAGATGAAAAAATATGTAGAAAGGACGATTTAAATATAAAAATATGGAGTAATGATATATAATATGGATATCGAGCCATTCAAGGAGTAAGAATGAATACTTTTGACGTTGCAATTAAGAACAAGATGCTCCCCGCTACGATGGAGGAACTTGTGCCTCTTTCTTTCATGGGGAGGGCCGCTGTAAAGGCTTACACAGAAAAGATAAAGGCCATGAAGGAATTAGGGATTGCCGAGGAACAGCGAGCCGCAACGCTTTCCGATGGGCAGGATGCAGGGGAGATGCTTATCAGGATCGAAACGAGGATTGGGGAAATCTGTAGCAGACTGGAAAAACAACCTGGAAAGGGTGGAGGTGGCGATCCAAAAAAGCACCTCTATTCACCTAAAATAGAGGTGGAAGGCACTAAAAAATCAAAGCTAAAAGAAATGAAATTGCCTATAACCAAGGCAAGGAATTATGAAATCATGAATGCCAATCCTGAAGCGGTAGAACAAGCGATAGCGAAGGCGCGAGAAGATGAGGAAATCCCCACCGCCTCCGATGTAATAAATATTATAAACACAAAAAATAGACAAGAAAAGAAAAAAGTTGACAATGAAGATAAAGCAAAATTCAAAGATATTAATGAACAAGTATTAAAGACTGCCGAAATTATTAATAATCTTTGTAATTCATTAACTTTATACACCGACCATTGGGATGATATAAGTCCTAAAGCAAAAGAAAAATTGGGCGAGGCTGTAGAAATGTTTATCAACATTTTCAAAAGACTAAAAAAGGAAAAATCCACTAACAGTAAAAAGCTTTTAATCTCTAATATCTCAGAGGAGGAAGAAGAATGAGCACAAGAAAAAAGACTTGCCCGTATCTAATGCCACAAGCAGTGCGAGGAAGAAAAAGAGGCCGATGTAAAGTCAACCCCAATAGGATCATTCCAATATTTTTTGATCTTAATACATGGAAACCTCATTGGGAATTTCTTCCTAATAACGAACAAATTATTAATTTAGCCGGTTATAAATTACCAAAACACCCTGATTCAGCTCTTGTATTTAAATCACAAGCAAGAACGGTTATTAATCAAATCGGAAAATGGCTATGTGATGAATATGGGTTTAATTATTTATCCGTTAAAATGGAAGAAGATAAACGAGTCCACCATGGATTTAGTAGAAAAATAGAACATCAGAAAAATAATCTTCTTAGAGTTGAAAAAAGGAAGCAAGCTGCAATAAAGATGGCAGAAGCGAAAGAAGGATTAACCGATTCAAAGATAATTGATATGGTAAAGCGAGACATTGCAACTTCATAAATAATTTTTCTCAGAGTTTCCCAGGGAACTCTTAAAAACTGGAAATATTTTATTAAAGAGGAATAAAATGAAAACACTACAAATTGAAAAGTTTCGACAAGAAAAAGTAATCAAGGAAGAAAAATATTCAGAAATATACAAAGGAATAAAAATAAAGTATAATGAATATTGTGAAACATGGGAAGTAGAAGATGGCAATAAAGATTTAGAATCTGAACACACTTCTTTGAAAGAAGCTAAAAGATTCATTGACGATAGAATCGATAAACCAAACCTATATAAATTAAATGTTCCAATATTTGTAGATGATGATTGGGAAATTCATAGCACATTTTATAAAGAAGGTGTTATTACCTCTATACGTCCACAAGACCATTATAATGGATTATGGGTGCAATTCCCAGATGAAAAGAGAAAAAAGATTGATATTAAAGATACATATATAAAATCAACTAAAAACAAAGAATTGATTAAACAAATGAAAGTATTAGATAAACAAAAAGATTCATTGAAAAAGCAAATTAATAAAATAGATGATACCATTGAAAAGAATAAAGAACAAATGGAAAAGGTAACATATGAATATATAGAACAAGAACAAGAAAAATTAAAGACAAAGACAAAGAAGGCTTAATTGTTTTTACCATAGAAAATGGATATTATCTATCGATGAAAAATGTTCATTTTCTATGTATAAGAGATAGAATACATTAGAAGAGATAGAGTATTTATAGTAATAAATACATAGAAGCTTTTCGCTTCCTGTTATTTCTATTTTTAGCCATTTTATTTTTATATAGATATGTGTTATATTTATAGAGTCAAGAAAAACAAGATCACCTATTCGAGACCACTACCTTGAATAGCTGATTTTCTTGGATAATATAACCCTTCTAAGCGTGTAGTGGCGCAAGGAAGGGTTTTCTTTTTACTAAAGGGAGTTAAAAAATGTATATAGCATCCTATGATGACAAGGAATTGGTAAAACTTGGTTTAACCTTGGATGATGCTTATTTCCTTGAATGGCTCATAAACTTCAAGGATTCAAACAGAATGCTAAAATTACCTGATGATTTGAATGAAGAAAAAGAACATGATTATTATTGGATCACCTATACAAAAGTGATAAAAGACCTTCCTTTGTTATATCTAAAAAACAATACTTCCATAAATGCCATGTTAAATAGGCTTTCAGGAAAGAATAAAAGCAATTATAATGAATATCCATTGATACGGCAGAAAGTAAATATCAATCTAGTCAATAAATCATTTGTTGCCATTCGCCCGGAGGTGATAGCTAAAATGAAAGGCGTACAATATACCGATGGATTATTCGATGAAGGCATTATCAATAAATTACAACCCAAACAAGAAACTAAAAAATCACTAGGACAATTACTTCCCAATACCGAAAAAATATTAATTGAATTAGACAAATTGCGATTGCCGGACAATAGAAAGTTATTCAGCTTCACCTTTCCGACCGATCACAAGATATATACAAAATCAATGAAGAAATTCCAGGATGCCCTATATGATCTTTATGAAGGGCGATATCTATCTAGGCATAAACTAGCTGATTGGTTTATTGAAAAGAATATTTCATACATAACAAATGAAACAATAAAAGAGATAAACAGGTGCAAAGGAAATTGGAATCAAATATATATGGTTCTGAAATGCTCGGCCAAGAATTATTTATCATGGTTTGAAAACGACAGGGAATCAGAAAACAAGAATTGGTTGACGCGAGATATAGGGTCATTCATGTTTAATCCAATAAATAATAGTTCAATGTTTTATATAACCATTTTGAAGAAGGCATCCAAGACCCGCGAAGTAATTGCCGAGTCTATCTACAATAAAGTTCCAGAAATCTATAAAAATTACTTTGAAGAGCTATATAATAGTGATTGGGATGGCCTTGCATATTGGACCAGGGTATATTCCGTGCATACATGGTATCGAGACAATGCCGATGACCTGATAGCTGAAAACATAAATTACAAATATTGTTTGGAGGATGAGGATACGTTCATTCATAGCTATTATGATTTTCTGAACAGCCATTTAGGGATAAAACACTTGAAACATTTTGGAGCGAAATGCCCGACTTGGAAATGGTTCATGGATGAAATGAAAGAACAACATGGGATAGATGAATAAAGAGGGATAAAATATATGAATACACGATATAATAGTGGCAGGAGGCAATAAATGGACATATATGATTTTGCTAGGGACGTTATCGATTACCTGGAAGAAGTGGGCAGCTGGACACATTCGTCAACAGGAAAAATATGGGAATGGGAACAGGATAGAATTTTATACGAAAAGGCTATAAATATTTTGGGTAGAATGGAGGTTTATCCTGCCGAAGAAATTGCCGGTTGTCTTGAACACGAAGACATTTGATCATTTCCAGGATCTATTTTCCAGCCATACCACTAGGAAAGTATCGGGATAGGCTATAAAACGTCATAGTCAAATGATTTAATGGGTTTCTGACGGTTTTAGAGGAATAGTTTCTACCGATTCCTAGTCAAGACAAGCAAAAGCTATAAAAAATTAACTTAACATTCGTATAGGCAAATTAAGGCTAAATAATCAATTTAGCTAAAGAATTGTTTATTTTGTGGCTTTTCAATTTGAGAATATACTTTATAATTGGATTATCAAGGATTGCTTAGGAGACGAAAATGAAAGAGTTGACGGTTTCGGAGGCCATTACAATTATTGATAGCGCCGATTCTTTTGACGATTTCGCAATTCGCGGCGATGATTATGTCCCTGAAGTTTCTTTTGCCAATTCGCACTATCACGGTGACGAAGAATCTGAGTTTGAACTTGACGGAATTTCTTGTTTCAAGCTCGATTTTTCCGATCAAATTATTAACAAAATAGCCAGGGCGAAGAAATATGGTAAATATGTTTTTCTTCTCCGCGGACGATGCCATAACGCTCATGAGGTATATTGCGATCCTGATGAGAGCCTAATTAATAACAACGAGATTTTAGGAGTTATCGTTTCTGCTTAACGTCTGTTAAGTAAAATCGTAGCAAATAGTTAGAATAAATGATTATTTGCTATGTTTTATATTTTATTGTTTCTATTTTATGATATACTATTATTAAGGTTGATTGATAGGAGGACGGAATGTATAAGAATTATTTGGTTACGGCGGAAAGTTGCGTAATGGAACTGGAAGATAAGTTTTATTGGGATTCAGATTTAAGCGAAGCTCTCCAGGATCGTCAAAGACTAATTGATAAAGGTTATGAACCATATCGCATTTCGATTTATAACCTTACAGTAAATAAGATTTATGATGCCGATAGTGGTCAACTAAAATCCGTATAAATAAATGAAAATCAAAACTGATTGCGAACGGAGGCATTTGCGCGGCTGTCGGGGCTGCATGGCATTGAAGCTTTGCACGAAGAAGATTAAGGATTCAAAAGGAGTCACTAATGAGCGCTAATGTAGAGACTTGCTTTCTTTTCAAACAGCCCGCGTGGCATGGACTCGGGACAATCGTCCAAGAAGCCCCGACTAGCATTGATGCTCTTCGCCTTGCCAATAGTCTTTTTATAGGAGGACCAAATGAAGTTCATCGAGGCTGATACTAGGGAAGAGGCATTACAGAGGGCCGGTCATGACTGGGCAAAGATCATCAAAGTCTCTGGCGGATGGATGTTTTTTGACACCATAGATGATTATAAGATGTGGCGGATGCAAAAATAGATTTTTATGGCTCCATAGCCCAATTGGCAGTAGGCAATGGACTTAAAATCCATTCAGTGTCAGTTCAAATCTGACTGGAGCTAATAGATTTAATTGATAGGAGTTATTATGAGCTATGAAGAGTTGAAGTATTATTTCCAGGCATTTCATCGGGACGAGATTTCCAAAACTGAACTTACTTTTGCCATTGCTATATGGCAACTTCATGGTGCAAATACAAAATGATCAAAAAAGAAAAATCTCCGATGATTGTTGGATATTATATGTCCAATGACGATCCGCGTCCTTATCCTGTTTTTTATTCTGAAAAAGACGACTACAAGAAACGGAAAATAGCATTGACTACGGAAGAAGCCAAGAAGGATTGTGCAAGGAGAAATAAATGAGTAAGAATTACGCCATGGGGCATATTGAAAAGGCAGATTCTGAAATATCTTTTGGGAAGATGGTAAAAAGATATTTTGTCGCAAGGGATGACTTGGCAGCATGTTCCGAGGATGAACACGATTTCATGAAACACGAATTGGAGCTTTGCGAGAACAAGATAAAGAATAGACTTTTTGAGATGTGGCGTGAAGGTAGGATTTCCACCAAGTTTGAATAAAGGAGTGATGAATTGAAAGTAATGGATAAGGAAACCGGGATCGTCTTTATGGCTTTTGATATAAGGAATGAAAATGGCAAGATCAATATATATAATGCAACAAAACATATAATTGCTTCAGTTCCGATTTCAAGAGCAAGTATTATTTTTTCTGAGAATGAAATACCTTCAATGGAGGAAGTCGAATGAAGCATATCGAATTTCATTTTATGAATTGGTTTGTCAATGCACATAATTGGTATTGGAAGCCCGTTATGCTGAATAAAATTGGATATAGACAAGGTTATCCCAAAATATATAGATGGTTGTTTTTAGGTTGGATCATAGAAAAATGATAACAAAAGAATATTCTACAAGGCAATTCAACCAATTCCGCCCGATGGTCGAGAAGGCGGCATGGGAATATTCAAAAAAATATCATCTTGATTTTTCGGAAATCGAAGGGCAAGGGTATTTGATTTTTTGCGAGGCGCTAGAAAAACTCGATCCAACTAAAGCATCTTTTGCTACATATCTTTATGGAGAATTAAATAGATTAGATAGATATTGTAAAAATGAACATAGAAACAATCTGAAATCAGTACAACGTATTAAGCATCCAAAGGTTAGGGGATATGGGCATAATATTTATATTAATCGCTTATATACTGATGATGCGACAATTTATGATTATTCCATATTTGAAAAAGTATTGGATAAAATGGATTATGAAATTTCCTTGTCAGGCGATGCAAAGGACATTTTACAATATATTTTATCGCGGGAATGGGAAGATGTAGAAAAGAACTGGATACCGAGATTTTCACATATAAAGGAAATATATGGTTTGAGGGGTTGGAAAAATTCAAGGATACTAAGGACATGGCAAGAGATAAAATTGTGGTGGCAAGAGTCTAATAAAGATTCTTTTTGCATGGAGGCATGAAAATGGGTAGACCAAAAGGATTTGTATTATCTCAAGAGCAAAAAGACAAAATGCGAATGGGCAGGATACAAAAGCGAAATAAGGTTGAAGAAGTAAAAGTATATGAAAAGCCTGTATTGAAGATATCTCGGCATTGGAAAACTGGCTTTGATTTTTGGCCAAGCATCAGGAATGCCATGCGGCCATTGCATCGATATGACGAGTGCCGAAAGATCGAAAGGGCAATTATTCAAAATGATATTTGGCAGAACAAGGAGGAGATAATAAAAATACTTTCAGAATATTTCATTTGTGAGAGGAAAAAACTTAAAGTTAATATATAATAGATCAGAAGTTATTTTATAGGAGGTATTTTGAATGTGCGATTTTTGTTCTTGGGTATCAGTAGGACGGAAATTGTATTGGCTTGAAGATGACATCATCGAGGCCAAAGGACTTGAATTTGAAGATGCTATCGGACATTCAGCAATAGAAAAATATTATGGAATTGCTGGTACTCACCATGAGAATTGGCAAAAGGTTCCCGTACAGATTGCTAAAAGAATAAATGATGGCCATATGGATAAGATGGCAAAATGCTTTGGTGTTGCTGGCGTAAGGTATGATGCAAAAGGTAATATTAAAAATGAATGGTGGTTGAATGCTCAGAAATTCATAAATGACATCAAGAATGTAAAATGGTTTGATAATCATGGCGAGATAAAAGAAAATTGGAAAGTGTTTGATACTTATGAAGCCGCAAGGTCAGCCGCATGGTCAGCCGCAGAGTCAGCCGCATGGTCAGCCGCAAAGTCAGCCGCATGGTCAGCCGCAAAGTCAGCCGCAAAGTCAGCCGCAAAGTCAGCCGCAAGGTCAGCCGCATGGTCAGCCGCATGGTCAGCCGCAGAGTCAGCCACATGGTCAGCCGCAAGGTCAGCCGCAAGGTCAGCCGCATGGTCAGCCGCAGAGTCAGCCGCAGAGTCAGCCGCATCTATTATTTCTGAAGATTCAATAGCTATTGATTTTTTTAATAAAGTTTGGGAAATCTGGAAATTGGGTTATGGATATATGTGGGATAAGGATGGAATATTTTATGTTTATAAAGGTTTTTAATCAAAGGAGTATATGATGGAAGTGAAGATGAATGATCCGACGAATCACAAGGTTTATGGCTATGTCACCGAGGAGTATTTTTATAAGGCATTGCAGAGGGCGAAGGTGGAAAACCTGTACACCGATGCTAATGGCAGGACGGACATCAATAAACTCATCCAGCTTATGTGGGAGACATTTAGCAATGGGTCATATATCATTCTGCCGAATCATGAGTGCCGTGCGAAGGTAACAGAATATATTACCAAGATCACTTCATGCGAGGATGAGAAAATTGAGGCAGTGGCTGATATGATCATCGAGGCAAAACCAAAGGTAAGGAAGAGCAGGGCAAAGCCGAAGGTGGAACTACCGACTAGGAATGAATTGCTTCCTCTTGATAATGGAAAGGAGTAATTAAATGAGCGTATGTGAAAGCTGCAAAAATTATTCATATGATATTACTATGATGGGAATTATTAGTTATTGCAAAAATAAAAATGCTTATAATCAATTGATTAGTAGAGCTATTTTTCATGAAGAAAGGACTAGAGATTATCAACCGGAATTTAAACAATTAAACCCTATTTTTGCTTTTTCATGTGCAATATCAGAATTGAGAAGTTGTAAATATTATCATAAAAAGATGTTTAAAAAAACAACAGAATCAGATAATTTTACCCATCCAGATGTTAAAGATATTTTTGAAATTAAGTAAATGATTGATTTCATCCGTCTGCTGAAAGACAATAATATTGATTACAAGCAAGAAGTGGATGGATGGATAAGGTACTTTACATTTTGTCAAAAGGAGTATATATTATATGTATGGAATAGTTATGGCAGTAACTAATCTAAAACTTTGCACGGAGAAAATAGAGCCATTAGTGAAGCGAATAGGAACGTGCATTCCTATGAAGGCCTGCCAGCCCGCTTCACTAATGGTTTTTTATTTAACAAATATTTATGAAAGAAAAGAAACTTTATGGCATTATTTACAGAGCTAGAAACATCATGAATGATAAAGTTTATATTGGGCAAACTACTGGAACATTAAGAAGAAGAAAATCATTGCATTTATCTAGTGCTCAAAGAGGGGATGGTTATTATTTTCAAAGGGCGTTAAAAAAATATGGCAAAAACAATTTCAAATGGGCTACAATAGATTTTGCTTACTCAAAAAGAACATTAGATAGAAAAGAAAAATATTGGATTAAAGAATATAAAAGCACAAACAGCAAATATGGATATAACCTTATGGACGGCGGTGGATCAGGAGGAATACCCAACGAAGTTACAAGAAAGAAATTAAGCATAGCTAATAAAGGACAAAAAAGATCAAAAGAGTTTTGTGAAAAATCTAGATTAAGAAATTTAGGATGGAAACCATCTAAAGAAGCAAAAGAAAAAAACAGATTAGCTCATCTAGGTAGACATCATACAGAAGAGGCCAAAAAGAAATTATCACAAAGGATAAAAGGTCATCCAGTATCAGAGGAAACTAAAAAGAAAATTAGCGATGCACAAAAGGGCAGAAAAAAGACTCCAGAACAAATAGAAAAAAATAGACAAGCGCAATTAAGATTACATAAACATTTAACAGATGAACAAAAAAGAATAATTGGATTAAGAGGCGTAGGTAGAGTATGGACACAAGAATCTATAAACAAATTAAAAGAAACAAAACGTAAAACTAGAGAACGAAAAGAAGCAGCAAAAAGGAAGAACAATGAAAATTGATCTTCCTAGTATGTTCAAACAATATGGAATAAAATATCAAGTAGGTGATAATGGATGGATAAATGTTTGCTGTCCAAATTGTAATGATACTAAATATCATGGTGGATTTAATCTAAATGAATTTTATTATAATTGTTGGCGATGTGGTGGAATAAATGCAAAGGATATTTTACAAAAATTATTGAATTTGTCGTTTAATGATCTTAATATATTATTAAATGAAAATACTATTGATAAAATAGTATTGAATAAATTGAATAAAACACAAGGTAAAATACATAATATTGAATTGCCTGGAAGTATATTAAATGAAAAAGAAAGGAAATATTTGATTAAAAGGAATTTTGATCCTTATTATTTAGTAGATACATATAAAATACAAGGTGGAGGGATTATAGGAGAATGGAATTTTAGAATTATTATTCCAGTTTTTTATCAAAATAAATTAGTGACATTCTTAGGGAGAACAATTGTAAACAATGAAATTAGATATAGAAATTTAAAAACAGATAAAGCAATTATTTCCAATAAAAAAATACTATATAACCTAGATAATTGTATGAATAACTATATAATATTGGTAGAAGGGCCATTCGATTGTTGGAGATTAGGCCACAATAATGTTTCTTGTTCTTTCGGTATTGAAATTACACCGGAACAAATAAACCTACTTTCCAAACGATTCAAGAAAGTTATATTTTTATTCGACAATGAGAAAATGGCGCAGGATAGGGCGAGAAAATATGGTGAGCAGTTATCGGCATTAGGCGTGGAAGTGGAAATATTCAATCCTGAGTTTGAACATGATCCTGGTGATTATACAAAGGATGAGGAAAATATAGTTAGAAAGGAGTTAAATATTGAAACTTGAAGATATTGGATTTTATACTCTTTCCGATAAAAGGGCAAAAAACGTTTCTTGGGAAAGTGATTTACAACGGTGTGAATTGATATTGACTAATCGTTGTAATTTCAAATGTCCTTATTGCCGAGGGATAGTAAAAGACCTTCAAGGGGATTTAACTTTAGAGCAAGCAAAAGAAATTGTAGATATCTGGACTTCTGCTAATTTACATAATATAAGATTTTCAGGTGGTGAGCCTACTATATGGAAAGATTTATTAGAATTGGTTCAATACACTAAAAGCAAAAAATGTATTAAACATATTGCTATTTCTACAAATGGATCGGCAGAATTAGAATATTATAAGCAATTACACAAAGCCGGAATAAATGATTTTTCAATTTCGCTAGATGCCTGTTGCTCTTCTACTGCCGATATTATGGCAGGGACCAATTCTCATTTTGAGCATATAGCGATGATTATAAAAGAATTATCTAAATTGACTTATGTAACTGTAGGGGTGGTATTGGACAAACAAAATAATGATGAATTGAAAAATATTATTGAATTTGCAACTAAATTAAAAGTATCAGATATTAGAATTATTCCTACAGCACAATCAAATCATTATTTGAATATAAACGTAAAAACAAAATATAAGATATTGAAATATAGGATCAATAATATAAATAATGGAAGGCATGTTAGAGGCATGAAAGAAACCGATTGCAATAAATGCCATTTAGTAAAAGATGATATGGTTATTTTACATGGAAAACATTTTCCTTGTGTAATTTATATGCGCGAGCAAGGCGAAGCTATTGGGAATGTTTATGGGAAATCTATTAAAGAAATTAGACAAGAAAGAAAAATATGGTTTGAAAAAACAAATACTTATAACGATCTTATTTGCAGAAAAAATTGTTTGGATGTTTGTATAGATCATAATAATAAGGCAAAGGATATTGGTCAAGGGAATATAACAAAATAGACAAGCGGGATTATTGGAGATATTATACTGGAGATGTGGATGATTTGGTTACGACATTGAATAGTAGAAAATGGAATAAGGAGATGGTAAATGTTGACAGAAATTAAGCATAAAGAATTCGCAAATGGAATTGTATATGCCTTAAAAACAGAAGATAATTTTCTTATTGAGGTAACCGATACATTTTTGCCTTCATATACTAAAGATGCTATTGGACAAAAACAAAATATACTTCATGATACAAAAATAGGGAGTAGAAAAGAACGTTGGATGATTGGCGTTTCTACGATGTCGGGATGTCCAGTTAGATGCAAATTTTGTGCTACGGGTGCAATGAAAAAATACAGGAACCTTACATCGCAAGAAATTGTGGAACAAGTTGAATTTGTTTTATCTAAAAGAACTGAACGTTTTCAAGAAGCATTTGAACACAAGATAAATTATACTAGAATGGGTGAACCGTTCCTAAATATAGATAATGTAAAGGATGCTATATTTAAAATAGATGAAAAATATCCTAAAACTCATCATTATATTTCTACGATAGGCATTATTGGTTCTGATTTTTCTTGGATAAAGGACAACATAACCCTTCAAATATCCGTGCATTCTCTTAAAAATGAAAAACGAAATTGGCTTATTCCATATAAAAATAAAATGACACTAGAACAATTAAGCAATATACGGACCAAAAGCAATCTTAAAACAACTATTAACATGACATTGGTTGAAGAAGGCGATTTTGATATAGAAGAATTAAAGAGACTTTTTGACAAGAATAGATTTTTTATCAAGTTATCACCAATAAATAAAAATACGATTTCTGAGAAAAACAATATGGGAAATGGTGCCATTCAAGGCATTAATATCATATAAAGGAGTACTAAAAATGCAATCAAATGAAAGAGAATTGAACGAAGAAATGGAATTCTGGCTACCGAGTATAAAAGAGAGCATAAAAACAAATGGTATAATAAATGTGTATAAAAGAATAAATCAGCTCCATATTGACGGCGCCATATCTAATGAGTGTTTTGATTTACTAATTCATTTTATCGATAATAAATATTGTGAGGACAAGCCTATTAAAAACATGAGTAAAAAAAAGATTATTAATTCTAGTGATATAAATAGAGGCGGTAGTAGCGGTGGTTGTGGTTGTGGTAGTGGGCATTGCTAAAAATGTCTAGTTGGATAGATGTTGTAAAGACAAAAAATTTTGATTGTTTATCTCAAAAATATTGCGATCCTTATGTTAATTTATTTATTCGCGTATCTGATTATTGTGATATGGGGTGTCCATTTTGTGTATATAGTTCAGATAAAAAGGATGTATTTTCTTTGGACCTTTTGTCTTATATTTTGACTAGCATAAAAGACAAAAATATCAATATAAACAGGGTTTCTTTTACTGGAGGTGAGCCAGGATATTTTACTAATGAGGTAGAACAGGCATGTAAATTGATACGGTCATTTTTCCCTGAAATGTTTATAATTATAAACACTAGAAAGGGCATCGAGTTGAATAATGAATTAGTGAATAGTATTTCATTAAGTAGGCATTCAATAAACGATTTCGAGATTGATTCAATGATTGATATTTATGGGAATGATAAATTGCATTTATCATGCGTTCTACAAAAAGGACTTGTTGATTCAAACGAAAAAATAAATGAATATATAGAATATTATTCAAATAAAGGAGTATTGGATTTTGGATTTGTGGGTCTTATGAAAGTAAACGATTATAGTGTCAATCATTATGTCGCAATAAATGATTTAATTGGTTATAGAAAAACAATATCAATGGAAAGGGACGGTTGTTCATGTGCTAATTTTATATACAACAAATATCCATATCCAAAAATATATCAACGTGAAGTAAATAATCAAATGAAATGCATTGCGGGTAATTTAGTACTTGATATTCATTCTTTGAGGAACGGATTTATCGACGATCCTATTTTAGTAGAAGGAGAAATATATGGAACGCATTAAGGAAGAATTACAGAAGTCTGGTTATGATTATGCCATTGCAATCGCGACACAAGCCGAAATTAACGCCGGTGCTGCTTGTGGTCAACTCGCTATTATCTGTGAGAATTAAAGGATAATATAATGGGTTGGAAAAATAAAAAACAGCCTATTATTAAAGGAAAATAATTGAAGCTTAAGTATCTTCCGTATCAAAAAGAATGTATTAAATTTGTCGAGGAACATAATGGCTATGCTATTATTGGGGATGAGTGTGGCCTTGGCAAAACAATAGAAGCTATCGGTATAAGCGATATCAGCTATCCAGGGAAATATTTAATTGTCTGCACCAAATCAATGAAACTCAAATGGGCACGAGAAATAGAAAAGTGGACGGGAAAAGATTCATATATAATCAATGGCGAAAAGCAATTCAGTTTATCTAAAAATTATTGTTACTATATTATCAATTATCATATATTAGGAAAGGAAAACGCTAAAGACAGAAAATTAGAAGATAAACGAAAATTGAAATTTGATAAAGAAGAATTATTGATAAAGCAAGAATGTGAATTGAATGGAACAAAATATAAAAAGCATAGATATAAAAAGGGCATAGTCAGGTTAGAAGGGTGGTGGAAAGAATTAACTAAATTAAATATAATCGGTGTAATACCGGATGAAGCGCATAGACTTGGGAATCCAAAAGCTATTTGGACAATGTGTTTTGTCGAATTAGTAAATAAATTAAAGCCCAAGGTGTTCATTCCATTATCAGGAACACCAATCAGGAAGCGTCCACGTAATTTTTGGACCATATTGCATTTAACAGCGCCTAAATTATTCCCTAAAGAATATTCTTATTATTGGCATTATTGCGAGCCTACCATCGGATATAAAGGCGGATGGGAATTTAACGGATCGAGTAACGAAAAAGAATTAAATGAAAAATTAAAAAAGATAATGATACGAAGAAAGAAAACAAGAAAAGAACCAATATTTACTGTTATCCCATTGGAATTGACAAAATTAGAAGCTAAGAATTACAATAATCTAAGCAATGATTTTAATAAGATACTGAACAAGAAAGATAGAAAGAATACGTTAAGTGAATTAAAACGATTAGCATATTTAGCAAAGCAAAAAGCATTATTTGTATGGATAGACGAATATTTAGAAGATCACGATAAACTGGTTATTTCTGTTTGGCATAAAAACGTCATGGATGATTTATACACTAAATATAAAAATGTAGCAGTTAAAATAGATGGAAGTATTTCTGGAATAAATAGGCAGAAGGCCGAAGATAGTTTTCAAAAAGATAAAAAGGTTAAATTGATTTTTATCCAAACAGAAGCGGGTGGGGAGGGTTTAACATTAACGGCAAGCGAAGGGATAGGAATAGTAGAAATGCCAGATACACCAGGACAGGTTATACAAGTATTAAGCAGGATAGATCGATATGGACAAAAAGCGGAAAGGGCTAATGTATATTTCCCATTTGCCAATGGAACTATTGAGAATATAGTTGCAGACAGAATAGAGGAAAGCTTTAGGTCAATGTCAATGATACTCGATGGCAAAGAATCTAAAGGAATTTTTAATTATAGTTTTGACGAAATATTGCTAAAAAATTTGCAATAAGGCGATATAATATAGATAGGAGGATAAAATGAAAAATTGCGAAGTATATTTGAAAAGTGGGAATACCATAATTGCTGAATATCAGGAAGATGAATGGGATGATATTTGCGAAGCATTTTTAGGAAATAAATCTGTATTGATTTTTAATAATTGTCAAATACGTTCAACTGAAATAGAAGCTATTTTTTATTCATGAAATATATAGTCAAGCTTTCCAAGTCATCTTTCAATTGGCGAATGATTTTCTATATCTATAAAGTGACAAGCTATAAAAAGCAATGGTCGGGCATCAAGTATGGAATCGATATTGAACATGCCCATAAATATTGTTCTGAAAGTACTGCACGGAAAGCGGCAGAAGCTTATAATGGGGAGGTGGTGATTATATGAATAATTTAGAGTTGAAAATATTACTTATTAACGGTTTATTGTTTGCAATTATGGGAGTTATTTATAATGGAACGATAGCAGGATATAATTTTTATTTTTCAGATTATCCATTATTTCATAAAATCAACTTTATTTTATTTTTACTTATTAGCTTAGGTATGTTATATCATTTTGTTAGATTATTTATTATGGTATTTTCATTATGAAATATCCATTTGGTACTATCAAGGGCGGCAGGCGAAAAGATATATTTTCTATAATCATTTTCAGTTTCCCGATATTCTCATATTTCATAATTGATTTCAGGAAGGATGTAAAATATTTTGCCAATGAATCGATGAAAGTAGGATTTTTGTATATTTTAGGTTTTCATATTTTTACCAAGGACATATAATGGACAAACCAACCGTTGAGCAAGTTGCATGGGTATTTACTAAGATATGTGAAAATGCGGGCAAGGGTGCTTTTAGAAAATTGATTTATGATATAATGGGTTTTGAAAGCAAGGATTATGAAATCTTATATAGAGCTGGTGGAATGTCGATAAACAATGCCATGGATATTGCTATAAACGAAAAGAATATCATTTATAGATTATTCTGGAAACTGTTTAAGAAGATACCTTGAAAGAATATATTGGTTCATATTGGTATATGCCCGAGCATAAACACAAGGAATATGAATTAGCGGTTTATTTGTATGATTCTAGAGAAGAAATGATCGAGGATAATAAAAGATTAAAAGGATCGTTTGGTTTATTTGTTCCTGCTAGTCAAAATAGTTCATATATAGGCAGCGTGAAATTATCAAAAGAAGATTTGACGATTGATACGATAGTCCATGAATGTTGCCACGCCGCTATTGAAACTTGTTATCACATGGGTAAATGTTTTTCTAAGCGATATGAAGAAACAATAGTTGGAATTACGGGATTATATTCAAAAGCATTGATAGAAAAATTAAAGGATAGGATAATATGGTAAAAGTAAAACAAACCACCCTTTATCCTGGTGGTAATTGTTTATCAGCTTGTTTTGCTTCTATATTTGAAAAAGACATAAATGATATTCCTGATTTTATTGGAATGAAAGATTTTTGGAGTCAAGTAATTGAGTATTTAGATAGTATTGGATATGAATATAATGGATTGGTAAGATTTGATAAAGAATATGATAGATATATAAAAGACGGATATTATATTGTTATGGGAAAATCAGAACGTGGATGCAATCATGTTTGTATTTATAAAAATGGCAAATTAGTATTTGACCCACACCCTAGCGATTTAGGATTAATGTGTGAGGATTGGATTTTAGATATAAGTAAAAAGGATATCGTTTGAAAGGTAAAAACTTTTCTTGTAATAATGTTGGACAACGCAAGAAATCTGATTTTTATGAAACTCCTTCATGTCTTACTATTAAATTATTAGAATTAGTTAAATTAAAAGAGCCGATATTAGAACCAGCTTGTGGCAATGGAGCGATAGTAAAGATATTATTAAAAGAATATGAAAATGTGGATTTTTATGATATTAAACATGGGCAGGATTTTTTATCAGAAACCAATAAGTATAAAACTATCATAACTAATCCACCTTATTCATTGGCGTTTCAATTTATACAAAAGGCAAAAACTTTATGTAATGATTTTTATTTTCTGCTTCCATTATCATATTTGCATGGGAAACAACGGTTAGATTATATTTATTCAGATAAGATATTCCCATTAAATTGTATTTATGTATTTGATCGATATCCGATGTTAGGTGAACCATTACGAAAGGATAATAAAATACATACTGGAATGATGGTTTATGCTTGGTATCATTTTTCTAAGAAACCAGAATATAAGGAACCACTGATTAGGTTCATAGATATTCAAAAATATATCTTGAATAAAAAGGATATTATTTGACGCGAACGAAAATTTCCTTGGATTTTGAAAGAAAAATTTTAACGCTCCTCATAACTAATACAAGATTTTGCCAAGAAGTATTGCCTATAATCAGAAGTTCATATTGGAAAACTTCATACGGGCGCGAAATCCATAAGTGGGTCGAAAAGTTCTATTCCGAATTTTCCTGCGCGCCAAAACAGCACATCAAGGATATCTATTTAAATAATAAATTATCATTGCAGGATGATGAGGAAACATCTGATAATATTTCTGTCTTGCTGCAATCGTTAAGTAAGAGCTACGAAGAATCAGAAAACATAAATATCAATTTTGAAATAACCCAGTGTGTGAATTATTTGAAGATACGTTCTGCTGAATTATTAAAAGAACAATTAGAAGATGCTATAGCTAGTAATGATCCTGTGAAGGCCGAACAATACGTATCAAATTATAAGCGAGTAGAAAAGCCGACAGGCCAAGGCATCGATTTACTTCATGACCATAACAAAATACTAGACGCATTGACAAAAGAGCATTCAGAGATAATAAAATTTCCTGGTGCCGTAGGGACAATCATCCAACCTATTTCTCGTGGCGATTTCATGTCGTATTTTGGGCCTGCCAAACGTGGCAAGTCATTCTGGCTTTGGTATACGTCGGAAGTAGCAATGAGCCAAGGGAATAAGGTCATTTATATTCCTTTGGAGATGAATGATGTATCAATAATAAAGCGTTCATGGCCTTCACTTACCGGAGAACCGTTATATAATCGTACTATCCATTCGGCGCATTTTGAATTGGATGAATCTACCAATAAATATAAAATAGAACAAGATGAGATTGACATGCAAGGAACGGACTTGAACACCATCGAGGATTTCCAGAAAAAATTGAGGAGGTTATATAGAAAAGGCAGGATAAAAATAGTTCCTATGGTTGGGGCAACGGTGAATATGATTGAAAGCCTTTGTGATAATTTATATTATTATGAGAACTTCATTCCAGATGTGATTATTATTGATTATGCAGATTACATGGAGCCTGGGAAAAAATATACTGATAATAGGGATAAAATAAACACTATTTGGAAAGGCTTACGCGATATGGCTAATGAACGGAATATAGCTATAATCACGGCAAGCCATACAGAAAAGAAAACATTTGATAGCGACATAAAGACTTCGCAGGCATCTGAGGATATCAGGAAAATAAACCATGTGACATTGGCAGTGAGCTTGAACGCTACAGACAAGGAAAATGAGAATAACATAATCAGGTTAGGGTTAATGGAAGTGCGGGAAGGTAGACATATATCGGATCAGGCCGTGGTGTTGCAATGCTTGGATTTAGGCAGGCCATGCATCGATTCAAGGATGAAAAAAGAGGTTATAGGATATGAGAATAAAAGTGAAGAAAAATGTAGATATAAACGAAAAATAAATGAATAAATACAATAAAACTATAATTGATAATTCCACTTTATATCTAGGCGATTGTCTGGAAGTGATGAAAATCATTCCTGATAAAAGTATTAATATGATTTTGTGTGATTTGCCATATGGAACTACAAATAATTCATGGGATTCTGTTATAGATTTATCTTTACTTTGGAAACAATATAATAGAGTTTGTAAAGATAACTCAGCTATAGTGTTATTTTCTCAAACCCCATTTGATAAAGTTTTAAGTTATTCTAATCTAAAAATGTTAAAATATGAATGGATTTGGAATAAGGAAATAGGAAGTGGCCATTTGAATTCAAAAATAATGCCATTAAAAAACCACGAAAATATTTTAGTATTTTATAAAAAACAATCAATATATAATCCACAAATGAGAAAAGGGATTCCATATACTTGTAAAAGTGGCAATGGTAGTAAAAATTATGGAGATCAAACAAACATAATTACAAAAAATAATGGGGATAGATTTCCAGTATCAATTATAAAATTCAAAAGAGATAAAAATAGATTGCATCCAACTCAAAAGCCAGTATTATTACTACAATATTTAATCAAAACGTATACTTTAGAAAATGAAACAGTATTGGACAATTGCATGGGTTCAGGATCAACAGGAATAGCTTGTAAATATATAAACAGAAATTTTATAGGAATAGAAAAGGATGAAAAATATTTCAATTTATCCGTAGATAGAATAAGAAACCCAGAAAAACAATTAAAAGGAAGAAAAAGTAAATACGATTTGTTTTGAAAAATGTTGAGTAATGATATATAATAGATGAAAGGAATATGAATGTTATTGAATAAATCATTTTATCCTACACCTAAAAAACTCATCGCTAAAATGTGGAGTAAAATAGACCATAACGATATTTCAAATATTCTTGAGCCATCGGCAGGCAAGGGCGATATTTTAGATTATATAAAAGAGCAATGTTCTTATCGTGGTGCTTTTCATATGTCTTGTATTGAAAAGGAAATAGTAAAATCATTTGAAGGAAAGGATAGCTACAATAAAAATATTGGCATGATAGAATATGTGAAGAACGAAAATATCAAGATGCTAGAATAAAGGAGTAAATATGCAAAATATATTTGGCGAGGAAATGAAACATGAAAAGCCCGAAAAGAAACAAGTTGTGGTTGATCCTGTCAATGCTTTTTTAGATGCTGCTTCACACATGGAACTATCCAAAAATAGTTTATCGATTTGTTCTTATATTGCAAAAAACGAAAACAAACTATTGGCAACTAATATCAAAAGTTTTCTTGTCATGCCTTATAATGGAAATGAAGAAAATGGTATCTATGAATACACCCTGAGCAAAGCATTCAAGAAGTTGGATGGATTTAATACAAATAACAATACGCTAGAAAAGTTTCCGCAAACAGAAATTGATATTACTGGAGAATGGGTAGATATAAATAGCGTTCAATCACAATTGATGCTGGATGCTTTCAGGTTTGTTTCTGATGATGAAACTAAATATTTCATGAATGGTATTTATTTTGATGAAGGAAATGTAGTATCTACAGATGGACGAAGGCTATTTTCCTCACAAGGATTTGATAAGTTTCCGGCGGTTATACTTCCTAATTCAAAGATGCTTGAATGGCTATTGAAAAAAGGCGCCAATATAAAGTATAAGATTGATAAGGCATTTTATGTATTTCAATTCGAATACAAAGGTAATGTATTTTATTATTGCACTACAAATATCGAAGGGCAATTCCCTAATTGGAGGAAAGTAGTCCCTGAAAAACAAACATATACAATTAATATCCTTGATATAATTGCATGGAAAGATATTTATTCCAAAACAATGCAGTTGAAAAACAAGGATACTATGGAAAGAATAATAATTAAACACGATAAAGATGATATGGTAATAGTTGAATGGGAAAACAAAACAATGGGCACTATGCAATGGAAAGGATTTTATGATAATGATAGAATTGAAAATGAAAATAAATGTTGGAAGCATATTGAAGATACTATAGAAAATCCCAGAAAACCGTTTGTGTCTTTATTGACTAGTTTGGCAATAAATTATAAATATCTGAATGACGCATTGACCCTAAAAGAATTAAAAGAGATACAATTTACTAGTTTTGTAAAAGCAATTACTTTCATTTATAAAGATGGAAGTAATCATATTATTATGCCGATGCAATTAGACTAAGGAGAACAGTACGAATAATCAATCAGTAGCTAATCTGAAAATGGCTAATAAGAAAAAGGGGATGACATTGATCGGGCAATCATTATTTGGAGAAAAGGAGAATGCGTGAGCTTTCATTATTTAGTGGAGCGGGCGGCGGAATCCTCGGAGGGACTTTGCTGGGATGGAAAACGGTTTGCGCCGTCGAAATCGAAAAATATTGTATTGAAATCCTATTACAAAGACAAAGGGACGGAATACTACCAAGATTCCCTATATGGGATGATATTACAACATTTGACGGTAAACCGTGGAAAGGAAGAGTGGATATTATTACCGGCGGATTCCCTTGTCAAGACATTTCCGCAGCAGGAAAGGGAGCTGGACTGGAAGGCAAGCGTTCTGGACTTTGGAAAGAAATGGCCAGGATCGTTTGCGAAATTAAACCAGAATGGTGTCTTATTGAAAACTCACCACTTCTCACTATTCGAGGACTTGGAATCGTTCTTGGAGACTTGGCCACGATGGGGTATGATGCTAGATGGGGAGTGCTGGGAGCTTGCGATGTTGGGGCGAAACATAAACGGGAACGAATCTGGATTCTTGCCAACACCAATGAAAAGCGAAGCAGGAAAATCGGAACATACATTGAATCTAGTCCGCAACGGAAAAAGTCAAATGACATTGGATCGATATGTAAGAATGTATCCGACTCCAATGAAAATGGATTCAATAACATCTACATACAGCAAAGAAAGTTTATTGAAACAAATAAATATAAACAGGAAAGACAGCCTAACAAGAATAACGGCAAAGGAAGCAATAGAAACTGGTGGTCAACTGAATCCGAATTGGGTAGAGTGGCTGATGGGTTGGCCAATAGAGTGGACCGCATTGCAGCCATTGGGAATGGACAAGTTCCTTCAGTGGCAGCGGTCGCATTTATTATACTTAGTCAAGGATGGTATAGATTTGAAGAAGATAACAAAGGAGATAAATAAATGATTTTACAAAGATCAGAATTCCTGACCGCGATGAAACAAGCCATGCCCGGTGTTGAATCCGGCAACACCATCCTGCAAGGTGCCGATACCTTCATTTTCCATGATGGGTTTATCCATACCTATAATGACACCATCTCGGTATCAGTGCATTTTCCTATCACCAATAAGGCAGGCGAGAACATTTCTGCCGCCATCAAGGCCAAGGATTTTTACGATCTTATTTCCCGCTATGAAGGTGATACCATTTCCATCGTTCCAAAGTCTGATATGTGGATTGTAAAATCTGAGAATGCCCGAGCTGAATTGACATTGCTTGAAAACAATCTCATTGAGCGTATCCAGGGAATAACCAATGGTAAGTTCAAATGGGTAAATATTCTTGAACGGTTTTTCGAGGGCTTGGCAATATGCAATTTCAAGTCACAATCACAATTGTCCGGTGTTTATTGTTCAGATAAGAATATCATTTCAACCGATAATTTGAAGGTTAATCATTATACTTTGGATGATGAGATTGTAACTTCATTCTGGATCAATAATGATGCTGTTACCGAACTATTGAAATTGAATAATGTCGTAAAATATTATGTGTCGGATTCTTGGGTGCATTTCCAGACAGAGGACAAAACTATCTTCAGTTGCAAGCGATTGGCTCAGGAAAATTATCCATATAGTAAAGTAATTGATTTTATTGAAAGTCATAAAAAGGAAAAAGGCGATATTTCAAATGAGCTTCCTAATAAGTTGATTGATGCAGTGAACAGAGCAGCGGCACTTAGCCAGAATATAGAAAGTTTCGATACGGTTAAATTGACTTTTACTAAGGACAATATAGAAGTATTCAGTCAAAGGCCAAGCGGCAAGTATACTGAAAATGTTCCATGGGAAAAGCCGTTCAAGAATGATATTTCGCCTATAAGCATTTATGTGGATTATTCGATGATACAGAACGGGATAAAATATAGTAAGAGTTTCTATCTAAAAAATACCGTAGTGCAAGAGAAAGTTAAGACCAGGGTGGTGTTCGTATCAGAATTTGGTATTCAGCTTATCTCGACGTTCGATGGAGGAGAATAAAATTAAGATTATATTTTTAGATATAGATGGAGTATTAAATTCAGTTAAATCAATGACAGAATCTGATGATAGAAAATGGTCGGATGAACCTTCAATAGAAAATATTGGATGGTTAAATTTAATTATAGAAAAAACCGATGCAAAAATAGTTATTAGTTCTACTTGGCGTCATGGGAATCACGCTTCTTTATTTGATAGATATTTTCACGCATTAGGAATTATTGGAGAAGTTATTGATATTACTCCTCGATTAGATTCATATAGAGGAGCAGAAATTAAATGTTGGTTAATTGAACATGCATCTAAAATAGTTAAATATAAAGATTCTCAATGGTGTATTTATAAAGAACCAATAGAATCATTTGTAATTATTGACGATGATTCTGATATGGAAGATTTAATTGAAAATTTAGTATTAGTAGATAATAAAACTGGTTTATCAAAAGAAAATGCAGAAAAAGCAATTAAGATATTAAATAATGCCTAAAGATTTTATCCATCTTCATGTACACAATGAATATTCCCTGCTCGATGGATTTGGAGCCGCCAAGAATTACGCTTCAAAGATATTAGAAAACAATCAATTAGGAATGGCATTGACCAATCATTCAAATGTAGATGGCAATATAAAATTCCAGAATGAGTTTATTTCAAATGGCCTTATTCCTATCCATGGATGCGAGTTTTATATTGTCAATGATATCAAGGATCATACAAAAGGTGAGAAGCGTTCTCATTTATTGGCATTAGTTAAAAATGATATTGGTTGGACAAATATTTTACAGATGCTTACCATTGCCAATCTTGAAGGGCAATATTACAGGCCGCGTATATCTCCAGAAATATTGTTAAAACATTGCGAAGGGCTGATTATTTCTACCGCTTGTACCGCTTCATTCATAAAAGAAAAATGGGGCATCAAGCTATTAAAGGATTTATATAAACAAATAGGCGATGATCTATATACAGAAGTGATGCCACATAACATGAAAGAACAATTAGAAGTTAATGAATTGGCTATTAAATATTCAGAAGCACTAGGAATAAAAGTAATAGCCACTAATGATTGCCATTATATACATAAGGATGATGCGAAGGCGCAAGAAGTATTATTGGCAATACAGACAAAAAAGAAATGGAATGATCCTGATAGGTGGCGATTTGAAGTTGAAGGATTATATGCGAAAAATTATGATGAGATGTTTCTGACATTCAAAAAGCAAAAACAATTTGATGATAAACAAATAGAAGAATATTTGAATAATACCATTGAAGTATTCAATAAATGCAAGGATTTCAGGATAACAGAACGTAAAGTAGAATTGCCAAAAACGCCAGAATTGAAAGAATGCGGGTGTACTGCCGAGGAACTATTAAAACATAAATGTTCAGTAGAGTTCAAGAATAAAATAATAAATAATCCCAAAAGAAAATTTAATATATCTCTTTATAGACAACGATTGACAGATGAAATGGAATTGATAATGAAACAAGGATTTTGCGAATATTTTCTTATTGTCGATGAAGTTATACAATGGTGCAAAAATAACAATATAATGACAGGTCCAGGCCGAGGAAGTGCGGGCGGTTCATTAGTTTGTTATTTATTAGGAATTACTAAAATTGATCCTATTGAATTTAATTTGCTTTTCTCTAGGTTTATATCTCCAGATAGAATAGACTTACCCGATATTGATAATGATTTCCAGGACGATAAAAGGCAATTGGTTATAAATCATTTCAAGGATACTTACGGCGAAAATCATGTAGCTTGCGTTTCCACTTTCTTGACAATGAAAGGCAAGAGCGCATTAAAGGATGTTTCGCGGGTATTTGATATTCCATTTGACAGAATAAATGAATTGAATAAATCCATAGATGAAGTCGAAGGAGATGAGGAAAGCGAAGATTCTGTAATAAAGTTGTTGAATAATTTTAATGAAGGAAAACGCTTTAAGAAAGAATACCCGGAAGTATTTAGTGTTTGCACTAAACTGGAAAATCAAGTTAGGGGCAAAGGAAGCCATGCGGCGGCAGTAGTGATTTCAAAAGATGATTTGACAAACGGAAATAAAGTATCCTTACAATATGGCGGTAAGTCAAAAAAAGAATTGACGGTCAATTGGGATAAATATGATATAGAGTTTGAAGGCTTGATGAAGCTGGATATTTTAGGGATAAACGCATTAACTATATTGAATGAAGCCAAGGAATTGATTAAGATAAATACTGATAAAGATATTGTTTATGAAGATATTGAATTGGATGATCCTAAAATATTAAAAGAGTTTTCTAATGGCAATACTACTGGTATTTTTCAATTTGGTACTTATGGAATAAAAAAGCTTTGCAATGAAATGAAAGTAAATGATTTCATAACTTTATCACATATCAATGCTTTATTTAGGCCAGGCCCATTGCAGGCGGGAATGGTTGATATATTCATTGATAGAAAAAAGAACGGTAAGAAAATACCTAAGCAAAACACCATTATAGAAAAAATTACAAAAGACACTTATGGGATCGTAGTATATCAAGAGCAATTAATGCAGATAGTAAATGAAGTAGCCGGATTAGATTGGACAATAGCAGATAAAGTTAGGAAAATAGTCGCTAAAAGCAAGGGCGGCGAAGAGTTTGCAAAATTCAAAAATACATTTGCTAAAGGTTGTATAAAGAATAAAACATTAAATAGGGAGGAGGCAGAAAAATTATGGGATGAATTGGCTACATTCGGCGCATACGGATTTAACAGATCCCACAGTGTAGGTTATTCTGTATTGGCTTTTTGGCAGATGTTTATAAAAGTATATTACCCATTAGAGTTTATTTGTGCTTCATTGACTTGTGGTTCTGATGGGAATAAACCTGATATTATTGAAAATGCGCTTAGAAAAGATTATGATATTAGGCCACCTAAAATTGGAAAATCTGATAGCAAGAAATGGATAGTAAAAAATGATATTATCTATTGCCCATTTATTGAGATTAAAGGATTTGGCGAAAGCACGGCGAAAGAGATAGCCAATAGAAAAACAAAAGTAAATAATGGATTTTTCGATATTGATAATAACCTAGGAAAGAAAACAAAGGCAGATGATATATTAACTATTATTGGAGCGCATAAAGATTGCGAAGTTACTAGCGAACAGAATAATAAATTGAAGCAGTATTTTGATTTTAGTTTCAAATAAGGAGGATAAATGTTTATAAATATAAATTGTTTTGATGTGCCACAAGATTATGATTTTTCTTTTTGTTCTGCTGCCGCTAGATTATCCCATAAACAAAGAGACAATGAGCATTCAACAGACGACGATATTAAATTGCTTTCCAAATTAGTTTTACATGGTGACGATGAAGCGAAATCATTACGAGGATTACAAGTATATTATTCATTAACTGCACCTAGATATTTTTGGCATGAGTTTGTTGCCTATAGAATTGGAAATGAACAATTAGGTTCTGAATCAACTATGCATTCTGCGCCTAAGTTTGAAAATGAAAATGATTTTATAAATTATAAGGAAAATATCAAAGAGGGATTTTTACAGACACGATACTTTATGACTAACTATCAAACATTGCGAAGGATATATTTTGCTAGAAGGAATCATAGATTGCCACATTGGAAAGAATATTGTAAATGGATTGAAAAATTGCCATATGCAAATGAGTTAATTACAATAATCAAATGACTTACCTAAAAATAACTAAAAAGGAAGCATATTATCTCGGCATTACCATGTGGGGATATCTATACAATTTTCCCGAGATTGATTACAAATACAAGTTGCCCAGGAAACTATATTCAATAATCAAGCAATTATATTATTGGTGTCCATGTTGCGCGGTATATAACAAGCATGATGGAACTAGGAATTGCCCTGGATGCCCATTAGAAAACAATTGTATCGAAGGATTGAAATTATATAAAACATGGTCGGAGACTACAGATATAAAGGTAAGAAAGGCATACGCCAAGAAGATATTGGATAAGATAATTGAAGGAGGATATTAAAATGGAATTATATGATGATAAAATATTGAAAATAATTAAAGAGGAACAGAATCCTTGGCCAGTTCAAGTCTTAACTTCTAATAATGATATTATTGCTTTTAATTCAGATATTGCTATTGCCACTCATTATATAGAAGTTGTAATAGAAAATAAGAAATATTATGGACAAAAAATATTGATATTAAAAGAATCTAAATAAATGTATACAAAAGATCAAATAAACAATATTATCAGGCGATGCGCGAAGGTACGTGGCAAAGAATGGTGTTTATTGAAATTGGCCGAGGAATGCTCTGAGCTGTCATCATCCATTTTGCAACATTTAACCAAGGGTAATTCGGAAATTGAGATACAAAAGGAAATGGCCGACGTGGAGATTGCCATTGATATATTAAAAATTATATATAGTAATAAGATAATAGATACTGCCAAGCAAAATAAGCTGGAAAAGATCGAAAATAAATTATTGGAAATATGTACTAAAAAAGACAAATAAGAGTATATAATATATTTGAAAGGAGAAAATAGAATGATTAATACAATACCGATGAAACATGGAATGAATGACGCAAGAAAAGTCCATAAAATATGGAATGAATATAATCCAGATAATTTAATGCCAGAAAAAGGATATGTAATTCATCATAAAGACGGCAATCATAAAAATAATGATATTAATAATTTACAGAAAATGACTAAAGGCGATCATTTTTCATTACACAATATTGATAGACCATTATCCGAAGAAACAAAAATAAAATTAAGTAAAGTTAAAAAGGGTAGGCCACAATCAGAGATACATAAAAAACACTTAAGCGAAAACCATGCAGATTTTTCTGGGGAAAATCACCCCTTCTATGGGAAACACCACTCTAAAGAATCAAATGAAATGAACAGACAAAAACACTTAGGGAAAACAATGACTGAGCAACAAAAGAAAGAACAAAGTATAAGAATAACAAAATGGTGGGCAGATAGAAAGGCAAATAAGATATGACATTATATTGCAAATATAGGCCAACTACCTTCGATGAAATGGTCGGTAATGAATCTGCCATAGCATCATTGCAAAAAGCAATAACCAAAAAGAACCATTCCCATGCCTATATGCTATCAGGCCCATCTGGTTGTGGAAAGACGACAGTTGCACGCATCATGGCAAAGAACATTTTAGGCGCTAGCGATATTTGCATAAATGAAATCAATTCATCATCTGATCGCGGTATCGATACTGCTAGGGAAATTATTCAGCAAATGCGCTATAGTCCTTCCGATGGGAATGTAACTATTTTTATTCTGGACGAAGCCCATAAACTAAATAATAACTTTATGAATGCTATTTTGAAGGCACTTGAAGAGCCGCCAGAATTTGTTTATTTCTTCATTTGCACCACCGAACCTTCAAAAATAATAACTACTATTCGTAATCGTTGTACTGAAATAAAATTTAAAGCACTGTGTATCGAGGAATTATCAGAAGTAATAAACAGAGTGTTGAAACTGGAAAAAATAAAACTATCGAATGAAGTCATAGAAAGCATCGCGGAAAAGGCCGAAGGTTCACCACGCAAATCATTGGTTATTCTGCAAAGTGTAATCGGACTTGAAACAGAAAAAGAGCAATTGGAATATTTATCATCTAATACTACCAACGATGAAGACCCTGAAATCATAGAATTGGCTAGGGCATTATTAAATGAAAAGAATCAATGGAAGGATATTGCCAAGATATTAAAGAAGCTAAAAGAAAACAATAAATTGGATGAGCCCGAAACGGTAAGGTATATCATTCTAGGGTATATGTCGGCGGTACTGTTAAACGGTTCTATGAATAAACGCGCTATATCAGCGATGGAAGCATTTTCAGAGCCAACTTACAACGTCGGGAAAAATGGAATTATTTTAGCATCTATTTCAACTATTTTATAGAGATACTGTATAATATAGATAGGAGGATAAAATGAACATTGTTTATGGGATAGAATCGAATCTCGATCTATTCAGTGTTTATCATTTTGATCGTAACAACAACAAAATAATTGATTATAATGGGTCGCTTGATGGCTGCGATTTTTACATTAAGATGTATCTAATTTAGATAATCTTTCCCGTATGGGATAGATATATATTTTCAAGGAGATTCTAATGGCTAGTGTACGTGATCTTGTAGAGGCTGGACTGGATGAAGGGCTTGTAAAGCAGGCGGTGGATGCTTCCGGTTTCGAGCGCAAGCGTGGGCGCGGTGGCCTTGATCTTGATGCCAAGGGAGTTGCCAAGGTAGTCAAGGCATATCTTGCGCTTCTTGCCAAGCTCACCACGAAGGCTTCCAAGGTCAATCTTGACAAGCTCGGTGTCGATGAGCCCGTGGCCAAGCCCAAGGTCGAAAAGGCGGACAAGAAGCCTGCCCCGAAGCCCAAGGCAAAGGCCAAGCCTCCTGTCGAGGAAGATGATGAAGAGGATGAGCCTGTCGAGGAATCTGATGCCGATGATGATTCAGGTGAAGAAGAGGAAGACGACGACGAGTAATTGAACAAACCATGTAAAAATATCACTTTTTATAAGGAGAAAACAATGGGAAAAGATATTAGTTCGTTTACGGCGCTTAGAGAAAATGATTCTATAGTAGAAGGGAAAACTAGACAGGACAATGGAAGTTGGTTAATTAAAGATTTTAATTTTTTAAGAACAGAAGATGAAAATCCGAATATTAGTAAAAACTATTCTCATTATTGTAAGATCGTTTTTATTAATCCTATTACAAAAGAAGAAAAAGTTAATTATTTTGGGATTGATTTTGACAATTATAATGTAAAATCTATTCTTGAAATAATTATAAATGCACTTAATGAGATAAAAGAAAATACGTTTTGGGTTGAATATGATATTAAGACAATAGGGAAAAAGGAGAATAAATGACTAGAGATTTTGAATCTGATGTAAAGTTCAATAAGTACAAGCTTGATTCCGAATGCGAGCAACACGCATCTATCTATTTTTATTGGGCAGATAAACTTGCCAAGGCCAAGAATAATTTAGGCGATAGCGAGGATGCTTATAAACTTGTATCGGCGCAACGGGAAATGTTTATTAGGCAAAATTGGAATGAGGCATGGGGCAAGCAGACAGAGGCAGGGGTCAAGGCGCAACTAGAAGGGGATGAGGAGTATCTAGCGGCCAAGGCAAGCATCAGGGATAATCAGCATGAAGTAAATACTTTGATAGCCGCCGTAACCGCGATGGAACATAGGCGCGATATGTTGAAATGCGAAAAGGAACTATTGATTGGCGGGTTTTATGCTTCGCCTGATATGAATAAGAAGGATGCAAATAAAACGGTGGATAGGGAAATTAGAAGCAAGCTGAATAAGAAGTAATATGGGCGGTCAAGGTTCTGGTAGAGAAAAAGGATCTGGATAATTTATCGGAAAGGTATCAAATAAAGTTAGATATGGAGACAAAACAATGGATATTAAAATCACACAAGTTTCATTCACTCGTAAATTCAATCTTGGCAACTACGAAACGGAGGATATCAATTTTGTCGCTACCGTAGCCGATGGACAAAAACCCGATGATGTATTGAAGGCATTGGATTTAGCTACAGTAAAATATAGAAAACATCAAATAGCAGAAAAGGGGTAAATCAGTGATTAACAAGAAGTCGCTAAAAGAAAGAATGAAGCAGGATTATGAGAACAAGGACAAGGCGAAGAATGGACGCGGAGAACAGGCTTTTAATTGGCCGAAAGATACTAAGTTTTTTGATGAAAAGCAGTATGGGACTACCCAGCATCTAAACATTATTCCGTATAATATGGCTACCAAAAATCACCCCGAGGTAAAAGCCAAGCAAAGGAAGATTGGTGATTCTGATTTTATGTTAGATGTTTTTGTCCATCAATTTGTTGGCCCAACTAAGGCTGATGTCATTTGCCCTAACAAAACATATAATAGAATGGACGCTTGTCCTATTTGTGCTAAACGCGCGGAGTTTTATAATAAGGGAATGAAAAAGGAAGGCGGTGCTCTAGCCCCTAAGCATTATGCTATTTATAATGTAGTCGATATGGATAATCCAGATGAAGGTATACAGATACTACGTGCTTCATATACTAATTTCCATGAGGAGCTTCGTGAAGAGGCTGGAGCAAGTGGCAATAAGGAAACGGGTGATATTTGCGATTATGTAGACATCGATGATGGACATTCGTTTACATTTAGGATCGTAAAGGCTTCATTTACCAATGACGAAGGCAAGGGCTATCCGTATCCCGAGTTTAAGAAGTTTAATTTTGAAGAGCGCGATGCCAAGGAAATCAAGCTGTTAAAGAAGCTAGAACCTAACGCATTATCGCTTGATTCATTTATGGTAATCAAAGCTAAGGAAGAGATTGAGCAATTATTTTATGGTGATTTAGACGATGATGAATCTAGTGATACTAGCGAGGATGAAGATACCGATTCCGATGATGAAGATGAGAAGCCAAAGACCAAGGGGAAAACAAAAAAGCCAGTAATTGAAGACGACGAGGAAGATGAGGACGACGATTCGGACGACGAGGAAGATACCGACGAATCAGATGAGGATGAAGAAGAGGAATCTGATGAAGATGAGGAGGACGACGAACCTGCACCGAAAGCTAAGGCAAAACAAGTAGCTAAAAAAACTACTGTAGGCAAGCCGGTTACTGTTTTCAAGTGCCCATCGAAGCATGTATTCGGCAAGGATTGCGATAAGTTTCCTGATGATTGCTCGGACTGCGATATCTGGGCAGATTGCGCGAAAGAACAGAAAAAGCTCAAAGCCAAGAAGTAGATATAATAGTCCTGAATGTTATTTCAAAAAGTGTAAATCAATTACCATATAAAAACATTCAGGACTTTATTTTAAGGAGAAAATAATATGTATTTATGGGTAAATATAGCTATAATTATTTCTTTAATTGGAGGAATTATCCAAAATACTATTGAGGGCAGAAAGTTGATAAAAATTGAAAAGCGATTAACAGATTTAGAAAAAATGAGTAATCAATGAGTGAAGAAACGTCCAAGATAGAAAAAACCATATTAGACAAAAAGCCTAAGCGTATTCCCACAAATAGATATTTAACCGGTTCTGAATTATTAGATGTGCTTGTAGGTGGTGGCGAAGGACCAGGATATCCTGTAGGAAAAATTATAAATATTGTAGGCGATAAGTCCAGCGGCAAGACATTCTTGACTTGTGAAATCGTGGCAGCTTCTCATTATAAATTTGGTGATAAACTGAAATGGGTTTATGATGATTGCGAATCAGGATTTTCTCATAATACTAAAAAGCTATATGGCTTCCCCATCATGCCCCTTGATGAAAAGAAGCGTATCAAGTCTCCTACGGTAGAAGAGGCATATTGCAATATCCGTAATTTTTTCGAGAAACTATCTGATGATGAATTTGGCATTTATATAATCGATTCGCTAGATGGGCTTGATTCCAAGGAAGGGAAAAAATTATCCGATGAGCAATTCAATTCATTCAAAAAGCGGAAAGAAAACAACAATGAAAAGGAAGAGAAGCTAGCCGGATCATATCGCATGGGAAAAGCCAAGTATCTATCGCAGACATTTTTCCCTGGCCTTGCTGATTTGATTGAAAAGAAAAATGGAATGCTAGTTATTGTTTCTCAAGTTAGAACTAATTTAGATCCATTCTCATTTGAGAAATATTCTAGGGCGGGTGGAAAGGCACTGGATTTTTATTGCCATACTGTCCTATGGCTTGCAAACGTCAATAAGATTTTAGCCAAGGGCATTCCAATTGGTATTACAGTAAAAGCGAAAAACACAAAAAGCAAAACACCGCGCCCATATCGGGAATGTTATTTAAAATTATTTTTTGAATATGGCCTAGATGATATTACAACAGGAATTGATTATTTATATGACTTCCTGACACCAAAGGGACAATTGGTGAAGAATCCTCGTGGTGAATGGAATGAAGTATCTATGAACAGGAAAGAATTGATTGATTATATAGAGAAAAATAATCTGCAAAAGGAATTGAGAAAAAAAGTTAGGGATAAATGGGAAGCGTTGGAAGAAAGCGTCAAATTAAATCGCAAACCAAAATATTCTGATGGGTAAAATATTCTGTTTAATAATAACTGTATTGTTTATAATTGCCTCTATGATTTTAATATTTAATAATCAACCTCATTTCGATTTATTCTTAGGCATGGCATTATTATTTGGGATGATGACTATATTTTGTACAATTAGGGAAGATTTATGAAAAATAAACTATCTGACCTTAATCAATTCGGCATAGACAAGAAACAATTATATGAAGTATGGGTACAGTGGAATAGGTTGTCATTGAAAGTCGGCAAGATGAATGCCATTAGCGAAATGGTGATGAACATAGATGCTATCAATTTTGACGCATTCAAGTATTTCATATTGTTGGGATTTGAAAGTATCAACAAGGAATATTTCAAGGAGATAGAAAATGAAAAGCGATAAAGAAATATTAGAAAATCAAGTTTATTATTGGACGGGTAGATATGCCTTACTTTGGAAACAATATAAAGAATTATCGGATCGAGGAAATGAAAACAACAGATTGGATAATTTATTAAAGATTCATTCTGAACAAAGAGAAAGTTATAAATTTGAAGAAGATTAAAAAGCCCCCATCATTAAAATCATTACGGAACAAGTTAGACAAATTATTTAACAATTATATCCGCCTCCGCGATGGGCAATGCATTTTATCCGGCTTGAAGGATCATCTGCATTGCTCACATTATTATGATTATATGCAAAGCCCGAACCTTAGATTTGACGAGCGGAATGCCAATGCCATGAACCGCTCAATCCACTACAAGCACCATCATGGCCGAGCGCCTGATTACGCCAGATGGATGTATAACAATCATTCAAAGGCATTCATGGAAAAGCTATATATGGATTCTCTAATACCTTGTGAATACGACAGGGCAAAGTATGAAAAGCTGATTAGGAAATATGCTAAAAAGATCGCTATGTTAAATGCAGAATAGCCTAGGATCGATTTTGCATAGGAAACAGTATAAAGTAGTATAGGGCCGGGAACGATTGAAAATACTTAACATTTAATAAGTAGAATATTAAGATTTATAATATAAATATATGAAAAATCATCTATAAAATATTTTATTCTATGTTTTACTTTTCAAAATAATATATAATATAAGTATGAAAGCTTATGATGTATTTCAGTGTGACAAGAAGCCTAGCGATTATGCAATGTATAAGGACTGGGCGCATGAGACTATCAAAGCCGAAACTGCTCAGAAAGCTAGGAAAGCCTATATAGTAAAACATCCTGAAGCGGCATTGATAGCTGCCCAGTATCTTTATATGGTAAATTACTGAAAATAAAATGAAAATAAATGTTTCAATCAAACGAATATATGATATAATATTATTAAGGTTGATTGATAGGAGGAAGATATGCAGTTTAGTTGGAATGGTTGGAATTATTATCAAACCAAATCAGGCAAGCTTAAGAAATTCCAGAGCGGCCAAAAAGTACAGAATTGTTCTGATGAAGAATATACGAAAGCCGCCGAGGCTTGGGCCAAGGTATTTAGATAATATGACTAACCTAATTTCCAAGCTTCGCCAAGCCTGCCACAATGAGCGAAGCAAAAACTGCGAGGCGACAGAAGTACAACTGTATGCCTTGCAATTATGCGCGGATGTGGAAAAGTACCTAATGCCGTGGATTAGGTTAAAGGCATTTTCACTGAGGATAATTCAATATCGGGACTACATCGATATTAAGGAGGAATGAAAATGAGCTTATTCCAAGAACAATTAAAGCAATTTGGTAGAGAACACCCAGAAGTCAATCCGCCCATAAATCAAGAGATGGAAAGATTGATAGATATTCATAAATCACATCCTACGGCAATAAATAGATATTTTGCTGGAATAAAATATAAATGTGCAACTGGAATAGATGAGTCAATAACTATAACTAGAGGATATGGTAAATTAGATGATTGTGGTTTTTGGGAATATCCCCTGTATTTTCAAGAATAAAATGAAACTAGAAAAAGTCTACTAAATAGCGATGTATTGAAATGAAAATTAATGTTAAATATAGGGACTTAGTTAAATTATATTTGTGGGATGAATATTGTAATAAATATGGAATTGATCCTTATTGTATGAAAGGAGATTATGCTGGTGATTGTATTGCTGAAATAGAAATAGATGAAGATAAAAGTAACATAGTGTTAAAATGAAGCTAGAAAAAGTCTACCAAAAATTGATTGATACTCTTTCGCCTACTATCGATTCAAGTAAAAAATACTGGGTAATAGCCGCTTCGCTCGATCATCATAACAATATTATTTCAATTGGTGAGAATAGTTATCAGAAAACCCATCCCATGCAAAGTCGTTTATCAATAAAAGCTGGAACAAGGAATAGGGAATATCTTCATGCCGAAATCGCATCACTGGTAAAAAACAGAAGCAAGGTAGAATCTATAATAGTTGTGAGAATGACATCAACTGGACTTGTGAGAATGGCTCGGCCTTGCAATATATGCAATTTGGCGATACGCGAAGCTTCCATAAAATATATATTTTTTTCAGGTGACGATGGATTGTTGCATATGGAGGAGATCCATTATTGAAAATCTTCTTAATGCCAAATGAAAAATCATTTTTAACGAGGAGCGATTCTATTCGTAATTTTATATTAATTACAATCGTGTTTATTCTATCTTTGCCATTATTTGCATTGACGGAAAAAGAATATTATATGATATTGATAATAGGAAAAGCATATAATATACCATTTTCAATAACATCACAATTGATGATAGAAGAATCATCCTGCGATGAACTTCAAGATGGCCAAATCGTAAATGGGTATAAGGCGAAAGGATTATTCCAGATATATACCGAACCCAAAAACTACAATTATTTATTATGGAAATATTGGAATACAAATACCGTTTTTGATATTTATAATCCTATTTATAATTCTATAGTGTCGTTACATTATCTATCGGATTTACATAAACGATTTGGCAATTGGAAACATGCATTGTATTATTATAATTGTGGATATATTAATAACGTTCCAAATAGTACAAGAAAATTTGCTAAAAGAATAACAAATGCATCTTATAAAACATATAAAGATTTATTTAGATGAAAATAAAAAATCCTGAACTTAAATTCCCAAAAAGAAATGAAAAAATATGTGAAAGATGGTATGGGCCTGAAATACAAAGCAGAGCGGTACATCGTTGTACGAACAAGGCAATATATCAATCTGATATAACTGGGGCGTGTGTTTGTAGATTTTGTGCTAGAGAAATATATAAATGGAATAAGAATCAAGAGTTTACCAGAATTTGGATAGATGATAAAAATTAACTCTAAAATATGCCCGCAAACCCATTAAATCATTTGATAGCGACGTTTTGTAAGAGAAAACGATATTCTATATGACAAGCTTATTGAACCTTAATATTAATTTAATTTTTATAGAAATATATTTTTCAATTAGACGCTAGCTGCATCAATTGATTCCACATAATCCCTTGGGCTAAAGCATTCATCATCCGACTAAAGAAACGTTTCTTTCTTCCTTCCTTGGCCTTTATTTTGGACCCGTTTTCGTCTATGTCAAGATTTTCCTGTCTGCCTATTATCATTAATGCTACAATCGATGCCAGAACGATTTTCCATATTCCTATATTTATATTTATTTCTTCATTACTTTTTAACAATGGTAAATAATTAGAACATAATATGCCTATAATTGTTAATATGTAGGCTAATATATCATCCAGTAAATCAAAAAACTTGTTCCAGAATTGTTTTATTTTACTCATGATTTATCCTAATTGAATATGTGGAGGGTCCCATCCAAGGTTTACTTTTATATATTCAGAATCTTTACTATCAGAATGCTTCATCCAGGAACCCCCGCAATTAAATCCTAATGTAGTTCCAATATCGCGCAATGCCCTATATTCTGAAGCAAAATTAATATAGTCCCAAGTAGGATTCCCCCGTCTATCTAATATTACATAATCTACAGCATTGCCAAATTGATGTTGAGATTTTATCTTATACCCATCACAAGATGTAACAATGTTTTTATTTTCGCTTTCTGATATTATTGACAACCCTGCTTCTATCCTATTGTTATTTGTTTCGTATAATGGTTTCCTACCTTGGCACCATAATGCATATTGCTCTTTATCAAATCTTATTGTTGCCCATCGTATATATCGCATTCCTTGTGCATTAAATGTAGCTTCTAAATCGATAAATCTATTTTTAGTTTCTTCGTCTCTTAGTTCTTCTAAATAAACACTCAAATATTGCCTCTTTTATTTTATTGTATGTTTTGACAATTCAAACATGGCTGTAGCGATTGAATTATTTTGTATTGCTGCATAAGCAGACATCGCTCCAACTAACAATACTCCTATAGCTATTATAATATCAACGCCTCTTATTTTAGCTTTCGCCATTTCTTCCAGTATGGATTTAATGGCTTCTATTTTACCACTCATCTTTTCACTCTCCATAGCCGCTTCATGCATAGCTTTTCTTTGTTCTCCTTGTTCTTTTTTTACATCGTCTATTTCTCCTTCTATGATGAACATTCTTGTTTTTAGGTTTTCTATATCTATATCTGTTGTACTCATAATTTATGTTCCTCATTTTTATCATATTTGTTAAGGTACCCCTCATAAGCACTTAATATATCTTTTGCCAATTCTTTAACTTCATCTAATAAATGAATCAATTTATCTTTTTCTAGATTTTCTTTATTTTCGAGTCTTTCTAACGCCTCTTTTGAAATACACCATAAGATAAAAATAAAAATATTAATAAACAATAACCATTCAAAACTATGTATATATTTATGAGATATATTTACTAAACAAATAAATATGAATACTATATAAAAAATAATATTCAATAAACAATATTTCAATAATCCATATTTAGTAAAAAATTCATATGTATATATTAGAATAAGTAATATGATTATCATTCCTAATCCAAAGAAGCAATTAATTGGATTAAAACATAAAGAAAAAATAGAACAAAGAAAAATAGATAAACATTGTATAATTCTGGCAATTACATGATTCCAAAAAACAGTAATTATAAACACAAAAAATAAAACAATAAAAGTTAAATTATGAATATCGAACATTTTTAGTAACGAAGTGTTATTTGTAATGTATATAATTAATTTAGAAAAATAAAGTACAAGACAAAAAATCGCCAATATCTTACCAATTCGTACTTGTACTTTATTTTCCATATTACTTATTCTCCATCCCACCACGACATTGCAGACAATTCAGAAGAAGGCGCCATAGTATAAATTTCTGGATAGTTCTTCTCTGTTTCTTCAATAAAAAACATAAGTTCTTTTATTCTATTATCATATACAGCCACATTATGATTATTCTTATAATGTAAAAGCATTAATAATTCGACAATAGTTTTACAATGATTATTCTTTTCTATATTCCCACTAAACCCAAATGCCGTTTCCATTCTGTTCGATGGTTCAAGCATATCATCTTCATTCAAGGCAAATACACTATTCTCATTTTCCAATTCATCATCATACTGCAATTCAATTAATCTCGACCACCTAGCGGCATTTTTAGCCTCACAAAGAAATGGGATTTGTGAAAGAAATTTTCTTAGTTCCATACGATCTCCTTATATAATTCTATATCCACAAGTTATAAATCCATCATATATAGATGTACTTTTAGATAATATTTCACATTTTTTAGTCCCTAACATAGTAGTGGTTTCCCTGTTTATTTCTATGTCATAAATATCACCTACCTCAATTTCATAATATTTAATTGGTATTTTTATACTACCAATTCCATGTACGTCCTTTGAATAATTTAAGATGGTATTTGAAAAAGCCTTTATGACTGTCAGCGCAGAGGTATCAATTAATACCGTATTAAACTGTTTTTGATTATATACCTTATATAATAAAAATACTGAGTTTTCATAAGAAGTATCATAATAAAAAGTATATGGAGAAGTATAACCTTCATTCCAATTTTTATTATAACCTATTTTAGCAGAAGATATAACTTCATAAGGATCGTAATCTACAGAGTTGTTTCCTATAATATCGTTATTTATTATTGTAGATAAAGAAGAGGCAGTTGTATCTACAATCTTAAATGAATACTTATTTTCTGGCGTTATTTTGAATAATCCAAATATAGATGTACATATCATTTCAATAATATCTATTACGTCGGAATCTTCCATACCCTTTCCAGGCGCGATATCTATAGTAATATTTGGAGCAACAGCTTCGGCAATTCCCCATGCTGTCATATCATAATAACTTGAATCATAATATGCATTATAATGAGTTAGAAGCAGTTCCCTAATGACTTCAAGGGCATTTTTATTCGTACATGAATATGTTATGTTCTTGGAAAGTGTTTTCCTTTTATCGGATAAGCTTATAGTCGCCTTATCTTCTGATATATTTATTTTTTCAATTATTCCACTAGCGACAGTTATATAATCATCAATATCCAATTCAGAAAATCCAAGCAAAAATCTTATTGGATTGCCATAAAATAAGTTATTCTGGAAGGTATCAAAATATCCATCAGAATTATTCAATGTAACAGAACCTATATTATATTGCATTTTACCAAAAAATAAAGGATCACGAGATTCCGAAAAAGAAATATCATCAGTTATCCTACCATCATAAAAAGTATTAGAACCTATTGGAATAAAATCATTATATGAAAACCCATAAATAATACTAAGCCAAACATCATGAATAAATGGTTCGTCATTATTTATAAAATGGACATATACTTCTTTATTGGTATCGTCATAATAAAAAGAAATGTTATTAGATGTTACAGATAGTAACGAATCTACTTTTGTATATGAAATCGTATCTACAAGTACTGAACCAATATCTCCGAAAGATTGTGAAGTAAATCCTTGTAATAAATCATCGCCTGGAGGCCCTACTTCTGGATATAAACCATCGAAATTAACATACCATATTCCCGCGCCTGCATTTACCCATTGTAAATTAATTTTGGATATATCTAATTGAACTAATGTTCTGAGATTATTTACAGATTTATTTGCATAATCAGAAAAAGACATATTAATACTCTATTATAATTATACCAGAGCCACCACCACCGCCACTACCACCACCTCCACCACCACCGCCGCCACCACCACCATAAGAACCAACTTCAGAAATAGCATTGGCATTCCCGCTACCGCCCGCCCCTCCTCCAGTTCCTCCTATTAGCCCCTCGGTTCCACAAGTTCCATCACTTCTTCCTGCTCCAGCTCCACCACGTCCTCCAGAACCTCCATGATTATTAGTAGCCATACCACCCCCACCTCCTCCTATTCCAGTAGTCGCTCCACTAAAAGTAGTATCCCCGCCTTTTAGACCTTCACCTCCTCCTGCGCCAACAGAATAAGCAAAGCTTTGTCCAGGAATTACCGGAATAATGTCTCCTAACACAAGAGAAATATTTGTCCCGCCGCCACCACCACCCGAAAATGGATCATAATATCCCGCCCCTCCACCACCTCCACCACCACCAACACAAGTTACTCTAATTCTACTAACTCCCCCAGGGACTATCCAATTACCAGAGCCTGAAGTTATTCTTTCTATCATCCCTTGCCATTGATATATTTTACAAAATATATTTTTTTTATTTAATGAAGCATTACTATTTTTATATGCGGAACCTATTACCCTAGAAACCGATGCAGCGCTAGCATACCAACCTTGTTTTGATGTTGACCATACTGGAACATAACTAAACCATTCCGCCGTGATTATTTGACTACCAGCAGTTCCAGAAGGAGTCAATCCTAAATAAGCAGTAGTCGCCGTTGTTATAGCAGTCCACGAAGATGCATTTATAGTTATGTCTGAATCAGCCTTAAAAAAAGCCCCAGCTATTTCGATAGAACTTCCTGAAGCTATTGCCGATACTGTAGACGTAGTGAAATTAGTAAGTGATATTCCATCATATCCTATTAAACCGGAATTGATTATGGTTACCGATGTAGAAATTTGAGTAAAGGCCATTATTTTTCTTCCTCCATGATTAATTCATATGAAAAATTATCTCTATTACCATGATTAAAATCGATTTCCTCCGCTATACTGACATAACACGGTTCGACTAAACAATAATCTCTAATGGTATCAAAATTACAAAATATAAAAGAAGAATGATTGCCAACAGAATCATATAATTTATTTATTAAATATAACATAGCTTCATTACTTGGAGGAAAACTCAAATTGAATTTTCTCCATCCTATACCTATACTGGCAAATTTTTGCCTATTTTTCCCGTGAACAACATTATCAGAACGTTTTTTAGTTACAGAAAAATCAATTAATGATGAAGGATCAATAGTTAAATATTTCCCAATCCATAAACGTCCTATTTCTATAGAACCTTGCCCAGAAAAAGAAAGCTTCCATACATTATTTATTTCTGAAGAAATGAATTTCAATATTACATTATCATTTATAACTAAATTTTCATTAGTATCACCTAATATAGCTTGAATATTTATTTTTGTACCAGATAAAAAATTATGTCCTAATATAGCTATTGTATCTACATCTAAATAGCTATCTATTTCCATTCTATATTCTAACCCAAAATTTTCCATTGAAAATGATTTTAATTGATATAAATTATTTTTTTCTATATCAGATAAAACCCTAGAATAAATTCTAAAATCATAAATAGACCCTTTGAGCCATGTATTTGATCCTGATTTATAATAGCCAAAATATTGATAATGCCAAGTATTATTTGAATAATCAGTACTATTAGTATATTTTATTATATTATCTCTAGTAAATGTAGCCCCACTTGATGAAAAATTGAAAGTATAAAAATGCCAGCTATCATCAAATAAAATATAATTAATACCGCTAGCTATGGCATAAGTCGAATCATTGTCCAAACAAAATTGAAAATTGCCGGTGCTAAGAATAAATAAATAATAAGCAGATCCGCTATTTGTTGATGCTAAAACTTGATTAACATTATATTTTGATTTATACCAAAACGATACAGAACCAGAACTAGAAATTATTTTTTCAGTAGATAAGTCAAAATGACAAGAATGCCCATTAAAAAATAAAGCTTTATTTTTTGGCCCTTTACTTGGAGTGACCCCAGTACATAAAACAGAAGTATTGGTATTGTTTGAGATATCAGTAATTTGTGAATCATATAAACCAGTTCCAATATAACAAAATGCAAAATCCCATATGTCAGTTGCAGACCCATCAATTACAACAAAATAAACAGATGTTATTGTAGTCGTAATTGCGGATAAATCAAACACATTTGTAGAATTAACTTTTGAAGAAGAAAAAACGGACAATGAAGTTACTCTATTTATACCTGGATTATAAACATTTACTTCTATTGTTGTCCCAGTTCCCGAAATTCTAGTAAAATTAGCCACAACATTATTATATATAGATGGATTAAATGTAATTGCTTTACCTAAATAAGGTGACGCAGTTGATGCAGATAATCTTATTTTATCATTTACTAAAGAAATAGTACCATTTCCGGCTGTCCAATTCGCAAAATCAGTTGATAATGACGTATTAAAAAAAGTTCCAGCACTGTTATTGGGGATTTCTGGAAAAGTAGGCAATGTTATAGTTATACTTTGTGTAGTGGAAGAAGAAGAAATATATTTTATTGATAACCTCTGATCTTGAATATTAGTAATAGGATAATTTGTTGCTTGACTAGATGCTATTATACTTCCTGATGTCAAACTATCTATTAAATTATCATAAATTATTCTCATATTATGCCACCACCGCTCGGGCTGATATTAGTACTGTACCATTCTTTGTCGCTGGGAATATTTGTTTTAATATTTCTTTCCCATCCATATTAACAATTAAATTTAACATATTAGAAGAATTATCCGTAACATTTCGCATGTTCCCTTGTGATATGAATTGATTTAATTTATCCAATGGGAAAACAACTTCTGGACTTCCTCTTTCAGCCAACGTTGCCGACACTCCACCTACCTTGGGCATTACAATTCCACCGTCTCCTAATGCAGGAGGGGAAGGCGGAGCTTGGCCTAAGACTATTGCGGTTTGTGTAAGCCCCATGGCGATTGGTGCTAATTCAGCTATGATACCAGCTACGCCAGTTTGCCCCCATACCTTTGCTACTGCCATTGCGGTGTTCATAGCTATTTGCGCCAATGAAAATACTTGATCGTTTTTAAATGCAGCTAATTTTATTTCATAAGCTTTTTGAGCATAATCTTTTTCTATTTGAGCCTTTTTTAATGCCTTTTCTGCTTCTACTATATTTTGTTGTTCGGCGGCTTTTTTAGTTTCATCTATTTCGGAAGATAACGCCAATTTTGCCGCATCTAATTTTTTTTGTGCCGATTCTATAGCAGAATCGTCTTGTACCCCAGCAGAAGTTAGAGCCGCTTGTAAGGCCGTATCATTTGCAGATAATTGATTTTGAACATTCTGGTCATATAAACTTTTTAATTCTCCGATCATAGAAGAGGTTATACTTATAATAGACCCCGCCAACGATATTTGAATTTTTTCTGTTTCTTTTGCTTGCCATTTTCTAACTTCTATTTCATCTTCGCCAGCAGCAATAAATTCTGCCGCTTTTTTATTTATAGCTATTATTTCATTATCATATGACGTTAAGTTTCTATTACTCCATTCTTCTCTATAACCAGCTAATTCTGCTTCCTTTTTTTGTTCGTTGTCCTTCAATGTCAATAAATATTTTTCCCAGTCTGCGGATTCTTTTAATGACTCATTGAGTTCTGAATATTCCTTTAGCTGGTCGCCATTTACTTTTTTTAATTCGTTATTAAATAATAATAAATCATCTTTAGCTTTTGCCAAATCAAGATCGCCTATCCAATTAGTGGCTTTATCTCCAGTAAACCCCATAGCTTGCAATGCATATATAAAATCTTTTGTTGCAGAAATATTTTTTTCTAAAAATGCTTGTCTTTCTATACCACCAGCAGTAAATACATTTTGTGTTTCTGTCATTTCTTTTTGATAAGAAACTTCAGCGGATTCTCTTTGTGTTTTTATGGAAGCCAGTCTTTCGGATGACAATTTATCCAATTTTTCTTGAGCTTCAGATACTAATTGATTTTTTACTCTTCTTTCTTCTAATTGTTCTTTAGTTTGCTTTGCGCCATCAAAAACTATTTTTTTAAGATTATCCTCTGCTATTGTCTGTTGATATATATACATCAATTGTTGTTTATATTCAGAAGTAACATCTTTTGATGAAATGCCAACCCCGATAACCCTATCTTGTGTAACACCCCAATAATTTGAAATAGCTTTTATTTGATCTTGAATATTCAAATGATTATCAGAAGCAAAAGTTAAATCCTTATTTATTCCGTCATTTGTTTTTAATATTTCTTTTACATTCTCTTTTTGTATTCCTATTTGTATATTTTGTTTTTCTAATTCAGTAACTTGTTTTTCGTTTTCTTCAGTAATCAATTTTTCTTTATTAGCTAAATCAATTACAGTAGATATGGACAACCCGGTTTGTTTAGAAATCCTTTTTATGGCATCTTCTAATTTCTCACCTTCATCAACAGATTTTTTTAATTCTTTTGTTATATTTGAAAATCCTTCTTGAATATATTTTGTATCGGAAGCTTTTTTTAATGCAATTATTGTTATCGTTAATGCTGCTACAGCAGATGCAATTAATGTAATCCACCCAACTGGATTAGAAGCCATTGTTGATGTTAATATACTTCTTATCGTCAAAATTGCCTTAGATAAACCACCTAATCCTAATACTAATGGTCCCAATAAAGCAGTTCCAATTGCCATTGTAGTTATAAACGTTTTTAATTCAGGATTAATTGTTGTAAGGTTTTTAGTAAAATCTATAAGGCTAATTATTGTATTTTTAATGGCAGGCATATAGTCAGAAACTAATGATCTACTTGTAATTCCTATATTATCCTGTAGTGTTGAAAATAAACCAGAAACAGTTCTAGAACCTTTTTCCATTCCTTGATAAAATCTCCCACCCTCAGAAGTAACGGCAACCATTGCCTTATTTACTTCCTCGATGGATACTTTCCCTTGTTCCATTCTTTTAGTAAGAGAATTCATACTCTCGCCGGTAGTATCAGAAATTGCTTTTAGAGGATTGAAACCTGCTGTAGACATTTGTCGCAAATCTTGTGATAATACCTTACCAGCTGCTTGCATTTGTGAAAAAGCCAAAACTAAGGACTGGAACTTATCTTTCATCCCTCCAGAAGCATCTCCCAATTGCCTAACCATTGGTAATACTTTATTTACTGAAACTCCATATTGCAATAACATTTTAGTAGCATCCATAACTTCAGGAACATTAAATGGAGTAACAGCGGCTAATGCAACCACTTCTTTTGTTAATTTTTCGGCTTTAGACTTGCTCGCCAACATTACCTCAAAAGAAGAAGTATACATTTCCATTTCCGCAGAAGATTGAATGGCAGCTTTTCCCATTGCTACCAAAGGAGCCGTAACTCCCAACATCAATCCTGTTCCTACTTTAATAGCTACAGAAGAAAATGCTTGTAAGGAATCGTTCAAACCATGTTGTTTTTTATCTAATGCAATTGCTTCATTTCCTAATTTATAATATTCATTTTGTAATTTTTCTATACTTCTATCTAGTGGATCAACGCCTTGAGCAATAAGATTACTTATTTCATTTTTTAATACTTCTTGTTTTTGTCTTATTAAATCAGTACTTTTACCCCATACCGATATTTCACCATCTATTTGTTTCATTGATGAGACAATATTTTTAGAACTGTTTGCAATCGTTTGGGATAACGTTAAGAATTTTTTTTGAGTTTCATCTATTGAATGATTAAATTGGGCATTATCGGCTACTATCCGAACAACCATATCGCCAATAGGATTAGGCATTTATATTGCTCCGTATTTTTGTTTCATCTCATCACGCCACGCCCGAAGTTGTCCCTCTGACATATCCACTAACCCTGAGGACTTGGTTTTTTCTGTTCCATACTTTATTTCTATTCCCTTATTATAGTACATGATTATCTGCCCAATCGTCATTTCCCATAACAGGTATTCCTTTGTGGCCCATGGATATAATAATGCCATTGATACAAATAAGCGCCCAAGATTTATGGGTTTTTCTTCTTGGGCGCTTTCAAGTTTTTTATTTCGATTATCCCTGCATATGCCTTATATAGTGCTTCACTGATTGCGGCGGAAAAAGCCCTAATCTGTTCGGGACTGCAATTATCCATGAAATATTCCTTGTTTAATTCGGGATATTTCCGCTCGCAAAAAGCTACGCACATATCAATTGATAAATCAAAAGCCCTATTGGTTATTTCATTGTTACTAAGCATATCCTCTTGAGTGAATCCCCTTAATTCATTAACAATTCTATCTATTTCAAAAGTAATACCGCAAGGGATGAAACTAACATCAACTTCTTTCCCACCTATTTTTACATATCTAGGTTCAGGACGCAGAACATCAAGATCTTCTACTTTCATTACGCTACCGTCTTCGTATAAATAGTTCCAGCAGTGGCATATTGTTTTGCAGTCATGCTAAAGCTATATACTCCAACAGGATCGGCATCATTATCAGATTTGGGGGTGAATGAATACCCACCATTCATGTAACAATCATTCAATACATAGGTCGTGGTCTGGGTGGAACCAGATTTGAGTTTTCTACTATTAACTAATTTAATACCAACTCCAGTTACTACAGTTACCTGACCACCTACAGTTACGGTTCCTGCAGTTGGAGTAGACATTGCTCCACCTAGAATCTGAGAGAATGCTGATGGGCCATATTCAATCAAATCAAATTCAAACGTTGCGGTTTCCCTAGCAATACCAGTGATTGGATCAACACCGTTTCCAGCCTGGGAAGTGAAATTTTCAGGGACATAAGTGAACCCCTTCAACATCCCAAGGCCCAAATTGATGGTGATTGCAGTAGCGGAAGTGCCTGCACTGCCCACATACATCGCGTAATTTCCAACTTCAATCTTGGAATCTGTAACCGTACTGTTCTGATAAAGTGGCATAATTTTTCTCCTTTTATGCTATTGAACTTGCAGGGAATATAATTTGAATATCAATTGGCGCATTATATAAATTATCATCTGGTTCGGGAATCAAACCTTGCATTTGCACCGTTGATGATCTGGTAATTTCAAAAGAACTCCCAGACGATGTATACCCATACATTCCTGTTCCCGATGTACCATTAAAAGTATCCTCGACTAATCTTGCCAATCCTAAAGCCGTTTCTGCCGTGGTGGCCCTGCAATTTATGGAATATTTTTGTGAATACAATCCATACTGTTTTCTCCCTCCTGGCATTTCAAAATAATTTATACAAGGTACTATTGTAGTCGCAGGACGTAATCCATTATATATTCTTGTCCCTATAATTGCAGTTATCGCAGTTGTTTGATTTAATAAATATCCTACGCATTGACTAGGCGTCATTATTTTAAATACTCCTTGAAAAAGAATTTTCCAGCCATTTGTATGATCGTCAATGTCTTGCCCATGGCCAAATCTAATGCGGGTCTAAGAAATGGTTGGGCATCGGCCCCGACAGTCCCAAATTCCATATATGGGCCATATGATAATGCTGTACCAATTAATGCTTCTGTATCATCATTAGGCTTAGCTATCTTCTTGAATGTGCCATCTACTTTCCATAACTTGTTTTTTTCTTTTGTGGCATATTTAGAAGGATTGTCCAACTCTGTTCCTTCGTTAAATGATTGCGTAGTAATAGAAGCAGCTAAATGTCCCGTATCCCTGGGAGCCAATAATTTTGCTTGTCCCTCCACAACCAAACCTATTTCATAAGCAGAATGACCCACCACTTGTTTCCCTTGAACCTTGACTTCCTTTCCATGCCATTCTTGCGTTACAGTAGTTTTAATCATGATATTCTTTCCAATTGTTGTAAAATAATTTCATTAAGATTCATTATATTATTAGAAAAACCAACTGTCTTATAAGTATTGCCATTATATGTAACTTGTTCAATCAATGACTGTGTAGAAGTCAAGCTGGAAACATCGTTAAATGTATATGCCCCATATTCCATTACCAGACTATCAGTCGAGTCTTTTGCATATTTATCTGACACCCATTTATTCGTTTGGCCGTTGGTCCACATTGTACACAATGAAATTGTATATGTTGTAGATGAAACCGAAGTTCCTCCCATGCCATCATTAGTCTCTATAGTTTTTATGACGCTTACGGCAGAAACTAAATTCAGCATATCAACTAAAGCCATTTAAGCAGATTCCTTATTATTTAATAATCGCAATTCATCTCTTTGATGTTGGCCAATATAGATTTTATTATTTATGAGATTGGTTGTCTTATAAATATATCCTACTCTTTTCATTAATTCAATCTCGCTAATTTAAACGGAGTTAATTTATCTGTAATTTTTCGTGGATATCCATACTCATCTTCATCACCAGAAGTAAAACTCTCACTAAGGGGGCCAAGACTTCTTGATTTAATATTACCAGAAACTTTATCTCTTATATCTACATCAAAATAAACCATGAGTGCCGCAGTTTGCACTACAGATATTGGCCATTGCACTAAGGCGAAACATACAGATGTTCCTGTAGCGGTAGAATAACTTTCGTCAACTACAGAACATGCAGAAGTTAAAACACAAGTATTAGTGGTTAAAGATTCTATTGTTACTACTTTATCGTTCCTAATACTTTTATATATCAATATATCATCATTAGCCTTAAACCCATATTCCTCCCAACTGTTCTGCCTGATGACTATCGATCTGGCCGTGGCATTGAATACGCAAGTCGTCTCCAGGTTGACGATTTCGGAATCAAAATAATTGTTAAGCATCAGGCATATGCGTTCCTGAACCACGGGAATATAATTGCCTGCCGTTATAGTCCCCGCAGAGGCGGTTATTTTAGGGGCATATATAGAAACAGCAGATGCGGTTATTATGGCCATTTACCAATCCTGTTCATAAAAAGCTGTTCTAATAATTGTTCTTGTAGACGCTCCATCAGCAACAAATCTAATTAAATATTTGTCTCCAGGAGTTAAAATAGCTTCGTTTATTTCACCAGCTGTAGAACCCATTGATATTTTATTGCCTCCAGTTCCTGAACTACTACCAAATAAATAAGTCCTTAATATAGTTCCGGAACTTGTATATGTACCACCAACAGTAAATACCGTATCAGTTGTTTTTGAACTATTGCCATTATTATTAAAACAAGTAATTGCTGTAGAACTTGTAGTAGTGGCATTGGGGGATTTACTAAATGTGGCCATCCCAGGATTATCAGAAACCATTTCGCCAACCATATGTATTGATTTAGTGCCTACAGTAATTAAAACATTTATTGCAGTTCCAGAACCAATTTTTTCGTAGTAAGATGTGGAATAATGATTACCCTCATGTATTTCGTGATGTATAATATCAATTCCAACAAGATATCCAGAATCATCTAAAGGACTGTTTATGTTTATGTTTATTTTAGGATTATATGGATAAGGCATTTATATTTCCCTCCAATAAATTCCTTGTGTAACTCTTGTACTAGAAACATCTGCGGTAAATCTTAATATATATGTAGTGTTATACTTTAATTGATATTTATTCGTAGTAGAACTTCCACCAGATTTAGATGTTCCACCCGTTGCAGAACCTATCACATGCGCTCCGATAAATGTTCCTACGGTAGAAACGTTTGGATTGCCTACTACTGTACAATCGGCAACATTAGAACTATTCCTATTATTATTAAATAAAGTCAATACCGAACCAGAAGATATTACCGCGCCTTCATATAATTCATATAAACCAGCCTTATCAACTTCTATTGAAAACCACGCTTCACATATTTTTATAGAATTAGTGGTAATTGCTAAAATATTTGTTCCTATACTTCCTGATATAGTTGTGCTATAAAATGTAGAATATCTATGTCCTAAAATTATTTCATAATCACTTTGATCTTCTACGAGTCTATAACCATCGTTACTAATGGGATTAGAGGTTACTGGTACACCAGGCATTTATATGCCCCCTGAATAAAAAGGCCGAAGATTTATTTTTAATAGATTTATATCTATCATTTTGAAATTTCCTCGGCCTATTACTTAACTATTCGGTTGCTTTTGGATAGACATAGCATTCCAAAGTTGTAGGACCAGTACCTGTAGCGGAAACCAGTACAGTCTTTGCGGTGCATTGCAGGAATCTGGCGCTTTCAAAACCCTGTCCACCAATAATAATGCTATCAGCAGTAGCAAGAGTGATGGAAGCAGAACCCTGTCCAACTTCAGAATAAATAGTACCAACACTAATAGTTAAAATAACAGAAGTGATTGTATTAGCATTAGTAGCCCTGATATACGTCTGTGAAAGGTCCAGAGAGCTTTGAGCAGTAGTGCAGGAAATGGTACAAATATCACCAGTTCCTAATGCACTGGAAGCGGAAACAATAGAAGTTCCCGTCAATGCGGGAGTGGTAGCAACAAGTGTTCTAGCAGCCATATTTTTATCCTCCTAGCCTTAGCCAGCAGCTTCAGTAAGATATAAGGTTGCTAAAGCAGCAGGGCGGACAACCTTAGCACCATAAACATAAAGACCCTTAACACCATCATCGAAAGTAGATTCTCTCTGCACGGCTTCAATCTTAGAAATCTGCCCTGCATAACTAATAGCAGTTCTATTAAGACCCATTACAGCAGAAATTACAGATGCAGCGGTACCAGCATTAACAACGTTATTGGAAAGAAGTAAATTAAACCCATAAAGCTGGCCAACATAACCAGAAGTTAGAACATCATCACTAAATACTTTAGGTTCAGCCGCTGCAGTGATAGACCCTGTTTCAACAAGTAAAAGTTTCTGGTGAAGCCAAGGAGGAATGACTAAGAAACGTTCCTGGGTAGGAACATTATTCTCATCCATATATCTTGCAGCATAAGAAAGAGTATAAAGTACGTTGCCAGTTGTAATGGCAATAGGTGCAGTCGCTGTTCCCATATAGGTAGAGTTAGTAATACCAGCACCAGAATAAAGTCCAGCAATAAAAGAATCTACAGTATTTGCAATAGCATAAGAAGCTGCCTGCATAGCGGCATTCATTACCTTGGGATGCATTTGAGCAGAATCGACATCATCAATGGAGAAGCTGAAAGACTTCTTCTGATCAATTAATAGAATCTTTTGAGCGTCAGTAAGAGTCTGCCAAGTAAGCGTACCAGTATAATCACTTACAGTAATATCACCGATTTCATTGATCTTTACAGTATCACCATAACCAGAAATATCCCCTTCATAATCACGATTCACTACAGAAGCAAAAACTAAATTCTTTTGAAGCCTAACAAATAGCTTAGAACTCCAAATCTGCGGCTTGAACTTGTCTAAACTCATATTATATACTCCTTTTAACCTTTAAGCGCGGCATCCAATGTACCGGCCATTTCCATCGCTAGGATTTCCTTATCAGATAAATTATCAACATTGAATTTATCTTCTGGCCCGTTACCAGTCTTTGGCCTAACTGATGTTGATGCTATAAATTCATTTAATGCTTTTTCATTTGCTTTCTTGATATAATTCTTGAAATTATTCGCATAAAGACCAAATTGTTCAGCGGAATCAAATGAAATCCCACCTACAAAAGCTGGATCAATTCCTTCCTTATATGCAATTTCATTTATCTTAGAAAGCTTCTTATCATTCTCATATTTATCCTCAAGTTCCTTCATCCTAATATTCTGTTCTTTAATCATCCTCTGTTCAGGCGTATCTTCCTTGTTCATTTCCATTAATTTTTCATTGACTCTTCGGGCAATCTCGGCTTCCTTTTCCTTTTTGATTTTTTCATCATGAGTTAGTACGGCCTGAGTCCTCGCCCTATCGATATGCTTTTCCATTGCTTGTTGGCCTTCGGTCGTTTCAAGATATCCCTTAACCACTTCAATGTTTAATGGCCTATCAACAGAAATAGAAATGACATATTCAGATACTGCCGGATCATTCTTGTTCGCTTCGATGAAAGTCTTAACGTCGTCTAAAGAGATTTCCATTATCTTTTTCCTTTGCTCTTAACAGTCTTTTTCCCTGTTAATCGCTTTTCTACTTTTGATATTTTTTCAGATTCAATCTTTCGCGGGCGACCAGGGCCACGCTTGATTGCCTCTGTAACTACAGGGGATTTAATTAAGATTTTCTTGACTAATGGCATTTCTTTTTTTAATTCTTTTGATAATGGAGCACCTAATTTTATAATTTCATTAACAGGAAAATTCTTTGGCTGTGGAGTTTTGATTAAGGTCTTTTCAGTAGTAACCCCATGGAGAGATTCCTGCCTATGAGCCCGCGCGTCAAGTTTCCTTTGCCTGATCGTTAACATAGATTATATCTCCTCACGCTTTCTTGAAAAAACTTATCACGATGCCGATCAAAACAAATACCGCTCCGACAAGTGTACCAATAAGACTAGTGCTAGTTCCAGTAAAATATAAACAACCCGATCCCACAACAATTCCAGAAATCCCTACAATCTTCAAGACATTCTCTTTCGACATAATTACTCCTTAACCTTATTTTTCTTTTCTATCGGTAGTAACTCAAAATCTTTTATAGTGGGACTTGTAACGGTAACAAATCCTTCACAATTATCTGGGCATAATCTATTAGAATCATAAAATTCGCAATTAGGCTTATTTATATTCAAACAAGTAACATTTGAATACCTTCCCATAAAACTCTCCTAAATAAAAAAATGGCTGAAATCCCATTATTAGGAACTTCTAGCCATCTACAGTATTTCTGCTCGATGCTATATATTCTATAATATATATTATATCATTTTATATTTATTATATAAAGTATCTATTGTTTCCTCATCTCAAACTTGTCATTATCAAATGAACCCTTCTTAACTTTTACCAATTGATGATTTCCAATTGTAAATTCAATTGATACTTCGCCATAATCTTTCTTTTCAATTTCATTTTTAACCCATTCAAGATAATTCTCTATTGTCGTTCCAGTTGTACTAATCATACAATTCCTTTGATTATTATTTCTTTTAATACATCATACGCATCTACTTTTGCTTTATAGTTATATGTTAATTTCACATCTAATGCCGCCTCCTCGCTCAATATCATTTGTTTCATAATTTTGTTTTTTTCAATTTCATCGGAAATTTGTTTACCAATAATTTCCAAATCCTTAATGATGGCAATTTGTTTTTCCATTGTAATCATTTCTTTTTCTATTGTAATCATTTCTTTTTCTTGCCTTTTACTGAACCTTTCATTTTACGTTTGTTCTCAGTAGCATAAAATACCTGTTCACCTTTCTTCTTTCCGTACTCTCCCTCGAATGCTTTCTTAACCTTTACACCTTTTTTCGTTAATGGCATACAAAACCTCCCTTAAAATCTTTTCTATAACCTATATAGCATTTACGCTATAACGTTTTATCCCGGTACTTGATACTTTATACTTCGGCAAACTTCTTACTTTTAACAATTGAACGAATTTCTTTATCTACCCAGTCTGGATGATATTGTTCTGCATATGACTGGTAATTCATATAAGGCAGAATCCCTTCTTCCCTAGTCCTCATTAATTGAGGTGAATATCCATCTATTTCAAATCTAGTATTACATCGGCAATTAATTCTTTCACCTGCTGGTAATTGTGGGTCGGCAGGATATAAAGCTGGATTGCCACCAATACTAAATGCTCCTTCTATTATTTCTCCGCGCCTTTGCCCATCCGCATATCCATGATCTTGTCTAGTCCTTGCATCTCTAGTGGCTTCCCAGACTTCATTGCCCTGCACACCATTTTCTATTGCTCTAGTATAAGCAATTGTTTGCCCAGCATTGATGGCAGTCTGTCCTTCCGTTCGGACTATCGTCATAGCTGAACTATATATCTTATTCATAGATTTTTTCAAATCACCGGCCATTTGACTATAACTCTTTCCTTGACTTAAACCATTCAACAAAGCCGCTCTAATTCTTTTCTTTGCAGTGGGCCCATAATTTTTTAGAGCTTCCTGTAATTCAATATTTTTAGGATTGGTTATATCGAAAGCCCCAATCAATGCTTTTGTATTTACTAATCCCCATGATAACCTCAATCCAGTAGCATTATCTATTGCCCATGCATAATGGAAAAAGCTTTGGTTGAATTGTTCAGGCAATAATTTCTTTATAGATTTTATATTCGCTTTTATTGCAGGGTCTAATTGCTTCATTATGGAATCTTCCATCGTGGAATATTTATTATACTTGGTCATTTCGGCTTTAGTCAATTTAGGAACTTCGCCCGCCTTAATTACTTTTGCATACTTAGAATATATCTTTGTCATTTCACCATAAATATTAGTTAGAGAATCAAGCAAGGCCTGTTGTATTTGTTTAGAATACTTAGCTTCATTTTTTAATAGAGTATTTAATGCTTGATGCTCTAACTTTGATAAATCCATTTAATTACCACGTAGGATATTGACGTCTAGATGGTATTTTAATGTTTGTTTTTCTAGTTGGTGATCTTCCCAGCTTAGAAGTCTGAATTGCTGGATTTTTTTTCAATACTCTTTCATATTCACTTAATGGTTTTGTTCTTTTAAATTTTGCCCCCATGATACCTTGCATTTTACCACCACCTTTCCTTCTTCCTGATCCTGGTCCACCCATATTATGCTCCTTCTTATTTTAATAGAGTATTTAATGCTTGATGCTCTAACTTTGATAAAGTCATTTAATGTGCCTTATTAGCAGACCTAACATTTTTATAATACATTTTTTGAACGCCTTTAGTAGATGGTTTAGACAATTGCACGCTAGCGTTTTTTCTATTTGTAGCTTTTTTAATTTGCAATGCTTTCTTTTCAGTTCTCATTTGCTTTGTTGAAGGCCCTTTTTGGAACATTGATTTAAATGCCCCGGCCCTACCTAAACTTGGATTTTTACCTGATGTACTAAATCCTTTACCGCCGCCCTTCCTTCTTCCTGATCCTGGTCCACCCATATCATGCTCCTTGTTCTAAATTAGTATTTTCTATCTCTTCAATAGGATTTCCAAATTCATCTATATTATTATATAAATTATCAGCGCCATTCATCGCAACGTATTCCTTTTTTTCTTCCTCAAGTTCTGCCTCTACATCCGGCACCATATCCTCGGGCATCTGCGATACTATCATTCTTCTACTAAATCCGCCATTTACTAATAATTGTGCCATTGTAGCAAAACTATTCCTGTCCAATGGCAAATTACGCTTATGCGAAATATTTATCATAGTAGCAAAATCAGAATCCTTAGAAAGTCTTCCTAATTTAACTAGAAAATCTGTTATTAATTCTCCCCTTCTAATTAATGCCACATCAAAATCAGCTTCATCGCTAGATACTAAGTTCTCAAAATCGAATAATAACCTGTCAATAGCAGCGCCGCTTAATGCCCCAGTCAATGTGGTGAAATCGGGAACATGGGATTGTAAATGTATTTCCTCTTTCAGTTTACTCGCCATATATTCAATGAACTCTGTGGGGATATCTTTTGTTAGAAATTTTACATCTGAATCTTTATCTAATCCCTCGAACACCCGTCGTCTCTTTAATTCCTTTAATGCATTACTTGTTGTTATAGGATCTTTTTTGGATTGTGGGTTGGTCAGGCTTATCCGTTTCATTATCAAATAAGCAAAAGCGAATCTATCAAATTCATTCATGGAATCGCTTATTAGCACATCATAGGAATCTATCAATGTCAAAACATTTTCCATGATGGATTGCATTTCATCGCCGCGATAAAAAGCCACTACAGGAATACCGGAAAAGAAATTTATTGTAGATGGGTTTTCTATATCCGCTTTCAATCTCCATTCATTTACAGTATTATTTGTTTCATCCCTATAGCGAACATACCTTTCCACCATATTTTTGTAATAAACTTCTACTTTATATTCATTATCTGATATTTTATAATAACGAATTGCCATTATTATTTTTGGTTCTGGATCATAATTATATAATACTACCATTTCCCTAGGGTCAACAGTAAAGAATTTAGGGGCCACCAATGTATTTAATTGCCCGTCATTTAATTGATATTCAGAATCCACATACAACAATTCATAACTAAAACCAAATATAGCTATATTCCTACCAGCTCTATTTGTTTTAATATGTTCATTATTTGAATTATAAATAATTTGTATTTCATTAGTATATACTTTTTCTACAGGATCGGGAATATTTGTAGTGGCATCAGATACATGCATTTCGTTTGAATTTATCTGTTCTTCTGTTTTCTTAATATTTGGTTTATATGTAATATATTTTGGTCTATACCCATAACCAGTATAAGTAGTGACGATTTTCCTGCCATAGCTAACAATTATTTTATTATCAGGATTGTTTGGATCTGGGGTTTTCCTATTGGTGATCTTTACATTCTTACCTTTGTAGTATTCCCATAAATCATTCAAGCGAGGGACTGTTTTAATCTCATAATCCTGAATATATTTCAAGATATCTTCATTAGTTAAAACTATTTTAGAAGTCTTTTGTAAAGTCATTTATTAAATCTCCTTTATAATCCCAATTCGCTTAATGACCATTTATCATTAGTGCCATCATAAAAAACTTGATTTGTATTTGACCAAATATATTCAGTACCATATCGCAATGCCGCTATTCCATCATCATTCACTTCTATAAAATCCTCAGTAACATTTCCATTCTTGTCTTCTTTGCGCCTGAACTGTTGAATCTCTTTTGCGATATTGGCACACTTGCTTTCATGTATATGTATCTTTTTATCAACCAAATATTCAATGCCAAACCGCACTGATCCTGGGCCCTTTTTCGCGGATTCTACTCTAAATCCACTTCTATCCCATTCTATTATCTTGTCAGGATCGGCGGAATCACATGTCATCCTCATATCATATAATTTATCACCGAAATAGTCTTTCGCATCATCCATGAATTGATTGTTTGTTTTCCCCTTTTCCCACAACTCGTCAAATACATATAATTCGCCATCCTTGAATCCAGCGCACTCAATCGCCTGGGCATGGGTAAATCCAAAGTCCATTCCATAACAAACATCTTCTAAATCGTTTTCTGTATAATCAAAATCCTCTATTATATAATTTGAGAATACACCATTTGTAAATATTCCCCATTCTCCATTCACATATACTTTTATATAATATGGATCAGTTATCGCTTCCATTCTTTGAATAATTTTAGGCGAAAGGAATTGATTATCCTTATATGTAGAATGATGTGTTATCCACCCATCATTCTTATGATCAAAATATTTTAACTTGATCCAATGCTGGGCGTTGATTGGATTTAATGTCAATCCACCTTGAAAGAAACAATAGTCAGGGCCACGCAATCGTAGACTTAATTGCTCAATATCATCTGGAGTCATTTGATCAGCTTCTTCTGCCCAAAAGAATGTAGGATTGGTGAATGATTTTAATTTGTTTACATCATCAAGACCTACGCCTAATATATCATTTCCATTCAACTTGCAAACAATATTACTTTCAGTATTATTGTAAGTGAAATAGTTTTCTAATTTATACCTATTCAATACTTCGCGCAATTGATCGTAGACAGAATGCTTTACATCCTTTTTTACTTTTCGTGTAGCCAAACACCGGAAATACTTTTCCCGTATTGTATGATAAATAATCTTTTCTGCATAGCTATATGAATTGTGTGTTATTGTAAAATCAGATAGTAAAACTTTATTATCCTTATCTACAGTAAATCCATAATATTCGCCATCTTCCATTTGAATAATATCAATTCCTATTACCGAATGATCTTTTCTATCACTTTGATTTTTTACTATCTTTCTTTTTATCCTACAAGGTATTTTTTCAGTATTACCAGAAATACACATTGAATAGTAATCGCCTATCACTCCATTATTAACACATTCACATTTTCTTTTAGTTATTGAACACTTGAATCCTAATGAATTAGCTAAATACTTTATTTGGAATGATAATTTTTCATCCTTTTGAATTACTGTATAACAATTAGCCTTCATACTTCCATCAGTATCAATAATTCCAGCCAATAACTTTAATCGAATATCATATGAATTATATAAATAATCATTAGGAATATGCTTATTGTAAAATAGATTATATTCAACAAACTTACTGTAAAGTGTTTCCTGTTGTTTTTCTTTTTCAATTATATCATAATCAATTTCTTTTGGATGCTTCTTATAATATTCCACCAATTTAATGAATGATTTATTTTTCAGCCATTGATAACATACTCTATTACTTATTCCAGTTTTATCACATACTAATCTCAATGTTCCTTTTTTCCAACCATGGCCAACAATACCATTAGCAAAAATATTAGCAATCTCTTTCTTTACTTCATTTGAATATTTAATATGATTGATATTATAGCCATATTTATTTATCATTGAAACACGCTCGCCTATTTTCTTGGCATAATCATATATATATTCTATTATTTCATCATCTATTGACGTAATAGACAATCTATTTTTATCACCATCTCCTAACCACAAACCAAGATAATAAGGATCGATAGAAACTTCCTTATTTGAGAAATCAATTCCAGTCCTATATCCTAAAAAATTTCTTTTCCATCTTGTGCTTTTATTCAAATAATCAGAAACAGATATTTCTATATAATCTCCATCTTCTTTATATCTATTGCAACTTTTACTTTTCTTCAAACATAAAATATGATTTTCATTAACTGTATAATCATCTCCTCGGTGTTGGTATACTTTATATAGTTTCCCATAACCATTATTTGTATTTAATACCTTTCTAGGAGTTGAATCAATTCCCATTAACAAATCACCAATAACGATATCTTCTACATTTTTCAATTCACCTGAATACATTACAATTTGCATGCCTTTGGCAAAACATTTAGAACTATTGGCACCACCAACTACTATTTGTAATGGATGGCGATCCTTTATCAATGGAATGAACTTGGGATTTATCTTTTTTGAGAATCCCTTTAAGTCTATTTCAATTTGTTCGGGCATTTATACTATTTGCTTTTATTGCTTTTCAAATATGTATTCTTTATTTTAGTTAATTTATTCTTTTCATATAAAATATTCTTACCCATTTTCTTTGCATGATTTAATTGGCTTCTTTGCATCAATACGATATTATTTGATTTACCGGGATGTTTACTCCCAGCACTACCTTTCTTTCTTCCACTTCCTGGTCCACCCATGTTTTACTCCTTGCATTACTTGATTAATTGCATATCTTTTATATATCTTTGTCATTTCACCATAAATGGAAGTTAAGGCATCAAGTAAAGTCTTTTGTATTTGTTTAGAATACTTAGCTTCACTAGCTAAAAGAGTTTTATATACTTGTTGCTCTAACTTTGATAAATCCATTTATTTACTTCTTTTCCTTAATGCAGATTTTCTTGCTGATTTCATTGAATTTTGAGCGGCTTTACTAGTAACATCCATTTTTCCAGGATTACCTTTTACCTTTAATTTACCTTTACCACCACCTGCTCTACGTCCTGATCCTGGTCCACCCATAGTTTACTCCTTTTCCTCTAGTTCGTCATCTGGAATAACTTTGTATTCCATTTTGCCATTTATCTCAATATTCTGCTTATCAGACCAATTATCCTTATCTCTATTATTTAGATAATAACGAATAGCTGATACTTGCGGTGGAATATATTCTTCAATATCAACCATTTCAATATGACTTCCTATCTGTGCTCCATCGGAAACTACTATTGCTTTCTTTACTGTTTCCTTGAATCCATTTGCTACTTTTTCTAATGTATTTACTGTTCTATCAATCGGCCCTTGCTTGCCCTCTTTTAATGCTTTTACAAATTCTGGATATTTCTTTTTCCATGAATTAAATGTTGCTACTGAAATATGTATTATTTCTTGTATCTGAGATTCAACATATCCCTTTGCCAATAATGATTTTACAATATCTGGATATATTTTAGGATTATATTTAATACCGGAATCTTTTGGCCTTCCTACAGCTTTTTTGATAGAATTATCTAAAGTTTGTTTGTTGCTTTTATCTGACTTTTTTGTTACTTTCATACTATATATTATATCATTTTATCACTTTTTTATAAAGTATGCGATATAATCACTTTCAATTATTATTATATTTGCTATAGAAACAATAGCAAGGGCTTTTTCTACGGATTCTTGTAAAGAATTAGTCATTATAATAGTATAATGAAGTAATTCATAATATGCTTTATTCATAATATATTTCTTCCAACCCTATAGTTTTGGCAACCAAATATTCTATATTAGCACCATTTGATTCTTTCCAATCATCCAACATATAAATACCTTGACAATTGTTTATTATTTCCAGTAAATCAATTTTCATACAAGCATGATAATATTCATGATCATTTTTATATTCATTTCTATTCAGATTGATAGTTAAATTAAAAGGATTGATTGGAATATATCCTTTAGAAAATAGATAAGATTCCGCTTTATTGAATTCTTCCCTATTCAAATTATTTTTACCTTTCATCGGGCCTGATATATATACTTTCATTTTACATTCTCATAAAAATATTTCTTGATATTATCCATTTCTTTTTTATATATATATTGAACCCATTGTTTTGTAACACCCATTCTATTTCCTATTTCCTTGAATTCCATTCCGGTCAATCTTAATTGAACCATTTTTCTATATTTTTCATTAGTTATCAATTTCATTGAAATGGAATAAATATCGCTGGCATATATTGTTTCATCTATCAATTTGCCATCATCAACTAAAAAAGCTTGCTCAATATTATTACCATCATTAATAAAAGCGTCAAAACTATTGATTACATATCCATTAGATACTGGAGATCTTTTTTTTGCCAAGGAACTTCGTATATAATCCCTATATCTTTTTCGTATTTGATAAACAGCATAAGTTTTCCATGATGATTTTTTTGGATCGAATTTTCGCCAGGCTGTAATCAAACATAATCTAGCTTCTTGTAAAATATCCTCATATTCATCAATGAATGGAAATATGCTCAATGCATATCTTATCGTAGCTTCATTTTCAATTATAAATTTATCAGTTATTTTTTTATAAGCCATTTTTATACCTTTTTATGCTTTCTCTTATTCTATTCATATTCATTTCGCTATCAATATTAACCGATCTTTGTATTTTACCTTTATGACAATTAGGACAATCATCGCCATCATGAGGAAGTGAATCATTGCTATTCATCGAAGCCCCACAAGTCGCACAATGATAACGCTTCATGATATCAACCATGAATAATGGCAATTCTTTTTCATAATCCATACTTTCTACGAATAATACCCCATGGTTAGTTTCAATTGCATACGCACCAGTAGAAGCCAAATAAGCATCGCATATTTTATTTATAAAGGGCCTATGCTGTAAGGGAAAATCACCTTGTTTTTTTATTACGGCCTTTATATCATGATATGGAACTTGTATCATCGCGCCATGATCCGTGGTATAAACTGTTTTGCCACATAATCTCCATGCAGACATTAAATTCTTTAAGTAATAAATATGTATTGATTCTGATAAAAGGCCACTGTTTGTTTTCACCAAATTTGGATTGTCAGGATTAAATGGATGTTCATGCTTTTCCCATTCTATATTATTATAATTTTTATCTATTGGAACATTAAATCTATTGGATAATTCAATTATTTCGTCACTTATTTTGGAGGCTTCTTTTATTGTATAATCAGTAAATCTTTGCTTATCAGAATGATATGCGAAATCACACCCGGCTAAAAAGAATTTTTCATATCCCAATATCTCTGCTGCAAACATTTCCATTGGAGGGCTGCAAGCAAATATAGTTATGGCGGTTCTAATATAAAAATTAAAAGTAGATTTTCTGAAATCTCCAGTACGCCATGAATACATTTTTTGTTGTTCATCTTGATAAAAACTATCTGGTTTGGCGGCATTTTCCAAATACAATAAAATCTCATTAGGCCAATTTTCTATCAAATCCACATAGCATCCAGGGTGAGTGATTAACTTTGTTTTTGTCTTTGACCAATCAACCCCGGATAAATCCCCCCATTGCTCAAATGGATCAAGTATTAAAATATATGTAGGCTCAATTCCGTAATACATTAAACTCAAAGCATGAGAAGGAGTGCAAAATATTCCACCTTCCCAATCCTTCAAATATTGTATAGAATCATCTAATGAAGGACCAGAACCTAAAATAAAACAATTTTTATTTCCTGTTATTTTTACGCTATCGGATATATCCCTTGCTTGTCCAGATTTTATCTTATCAATAATTGGTTTATGATTATATGCAGAATTAACAATTTCATGTATAAGTTGAGCGCTTTTTGTTCCTTGATTATACATATTAGATTCTGCTTTAATAGTCGATTCTATATTCCTTATTTCTTTTTCATCCATTATTATTCTTCCTCTAATTGTTTTGAATTGCCAGAATATTGTAATATGAATTGTTTATCAACATCGGATTCTTTATTTTGTATTAAAGAACAATTATAAGCATTTATTCCTTTTCCTTTTAATATAAATTCTTTCATAATCAATTCACATAACCTAAAATAATCTTCATAATCAGTTTCAAAACATTGCCAAGGCTCTATAGCATATCCATACACCGGAACATTATCAATGGCACCTAATTTACTATCTATTACAGAATCATACATTCCTTGTTTATTCCAAAAATCCATTAGATATCTTGTTTTTGCTACTCCCCATCCTCCTACCGTCCTGGAATAATTCCATGATTTATCCTTAATTATAGGAATCATTTTATATGGTATACCATAATTGTCCAACATATTATCAACATTCCTATAAATATAACATTCTTTATCGGGACTACATATACCCAAATCATCAACAATCTCATATTCATTTATATTATGAAAAGAAGCAATTAAACTATCTAAATCATTCACTTTTTTAAGTGGAGAAGTTGGAAGCATATAAACGATTTCATCAGGATATATATTATTTTTATTCAATTCTTCTACAGCAAGTTTTAATACATATCCAGCGGAAACATCATTATCATAAATTGGTCTCATTATTACTTTGGCGCCATATTCAACGCTTATATCCGCAATTTCAGAATCATCAGTTGTAACATAAACATCAGAAATATATTTTGATCCCTTGGCCTGTAAAATACTCCATGCAATCAATGGTATCCCACAAAATGGCAAAATATTCTTTCTCGGAAGTCTTATCGACCCCCCACGAGCTGTAATCAATGCTATCGTCACTGTTTTTCTCCTTATAAAATGGCCTGAAACCCATTAAATCATTTTACTATGCGATTTTGTACAAGAATTTGAAGAACTATACGCCTATTGCTCATATAATCGTTCTACGCCTTATATTAACATTTTTATATATAATCTAAACATGCCTTCTTCTACCTTTGTTGTCGACATTGATAATTTTCCATCCTTCTTCATAACAATCATTTATAAATGCCTCATTAAATCTTTCTTCCGACATAAACCAACATTGAAAATCGTAAATAATTTCTCCAGAATCCAATTTGAATCTACAACAAATTTTTTGTTCTTCATTTAACCTTTTTACTCTTTTATCTATAGAATCAATAGGAATAAACTGTCCTTCATAAACGCCATATCCTAAAAAGAAACAATAATGCTTTCTAACATTTGTTTTTAATACTAAACCAACTCTTTCACCTATTTTAATTGGTTCCATATAATTCCCCTATAACTTTATCCAATTCGTTTATTGTTTTATCTATCTGCTTTTTTGTTATCACTAATGGAGGAACAAATTTAATTACTGGCCTTTCAGTATCCATAAATAAAATATGCCTATTTCTCATTTCTACAAATATTTCATGAACTAACTTTTTGCCTTGTTCATTATTGACAAACAATAATGATTGCGCCAGCCCTTGCCCAAAATTATCCATAATAATATTGCTATATTTCTGCCTTAATTTTCTTAACATAAATTGTAAATATAAACCCATATTATCAACTTTTAATCCAATATTATTTTCAATATAAAAATCTATAGCTGAAACCAATGCAGATAAGCAAGCAGGATTGCCAGAATGTGTAGAAAAATAATCATCAATAGGTACTTTTATTTTATTATTTATAGATAAAAATGATAGCGGTAATAATGCTGTCGCGCCTTTTCCTCCTAAAATAAGATCAGGTTCAAAATAACATTCTCTATTTTCAATACCAAAGCATTTAATTCCTGTCCTAAAAAAGCCTGATTGTACTTCGTCATCAATTGTGAATATATTATTTTCTCTTACCCATTTTATAAAAGCCAAATAATAATCATCTGGCATCCAAGTAGAATATGCCCCTAGATATGGACTAAAAATAACTGCCCCAGGATTCTTTAGATTCTTTACAGATTTTTCAAAACATTCTTTCCCACATCCTTCATATTTATCTTTTCCGTAAGGACAATATCCTTTGCAACAAATAGGAGACTTTAATTGCAAATGTTCTTCACGAATCATATTCATCGAAGAAGCCATATTAGTAGAACCATGATAGTTGTAAGTAAAACTAATTATATCTTTATCACCAATAAAATGTTTCGCTATTTTCAACGCTTGTTCAACTGCTTCCGATCCTGTAACTAAAAAAATAGCTTTAGTATAATTTTTTGGTAAAACCTTTTGTAGAGTAAGATGAGCATTTAATCTATATTCAGAAGGTCTATACCATGATTGAACTATCCCATCCCTTAACGGTTTCATTATACTCTTAATCACTTTTTTATTATTATGACCAGTATTTGCAGTCAATATTCCAGAAGTCATATCAATCCATTTATAGCCATCACTGTCTATAAAATATCCTTTCTTTGCCTTAACCCATTGTGGCCCTTCTATTTGGTATAAATCATGTTTTGCCAATAATTCCAAATCTAGTTTTTTCTTCATGTTATTCTCCAAAGAATTCGTTTTCAATTGCCATACATAGCAAATGATAGATGGGTAAATGATATTCTTGAATGATATATGTCTCTTTTGTATCTATAGGAACATTTATGCATACATCACACAATTCCTTCAACTCGCCACCATCAAAGCCAGTCAATCCTATCACTTTTAATCCCAAGGCCTTTGCTATCTCACAGGCATAAATAATATTTTTAGAGTTGCCAGAAGTGCTAATAGCCAACAGCACATCGCCGAAATTACCGTAGCCGAATATCTGTTGGGCAAAAATAAGATCGTGGGAAGAATCATTTGATATTGCCGTTATCAAGGCGTTTTCACCGACTAATGACATTACAGGAAAAGACTGCTTTATATTGTTTATCAAGAAATCAGAATCGC